TGAAAGATCGGGGATGCGGTATGCATCCGACTGGATTTTTTCATCGCCCTTTGTGCAGGTGTCGCTGCCCACTACCCATGCGCCGCCGGTATTGGGGTCAAACACGCGGACGGTGATGGTTATCTTGTCTTCGGGCTTCCAAGAGGCTGCAAGCACCGGCACGGATATAACGCCTGTAAGCAGAAGCAGAGACAGCAGTATAATCAGTACTTTTTTTCTCATGTTTTTTTTCATTCAGCATTGCTCCTTTGGGATATTTTGTTTTGCGAATTGTATATAGGACATTTATAATAAATACAGCCGTAAAGCATAGCGGTGGGCTTGCAGCTGCAAAAATGCCTGAAAAGTATTGACCCGCATGCTTTTCGGTGATATTATAACTTGTACATTGATGTACAAGTCAAATGCTCTTTTGAATTATTTTGTAAAGGAGAAGGTATGGAGGACAAGCTTTTCAGGATAGGATGGATGACAAAAACATTGGGGCTGAGCCGGCGCATACTTATAAACTATGAAACAGTGGGCTTGCTCACGCCGGCATATAAGGATGAACAAACCGGCTACCGCTATTATTCTGCCGATAATATAGTGCACATCCGGCTCATACGCATTCTTCAGGAGCTGGGACTTTCTCTTGAAGATATAAAGGACTATTTTAACGATTCCTCGCATATTGCGGAGGAAATAGAAAAGCTGGTCGTTTTAAGAAATATGCTGGATCAGTATATAGCGCAGCTTCGCCTCAGACAAACAAAAAATACCGAATTCGAAATCAAAAAGGTTACGCTGCCTGAATTCTGCGCATATTGCGTTGAATTCAGCGGCCTTGACCTCGCCCGAAAGACCGTGCGCCTGAGAGAAACCTATATAGAGGCATTCAGCAAATATACTATGGATTTTGATAATAAAATGTGCATAGATGTGCCTGTTCCAAAAGAAAACAGCGGAACCTTCATTGTGCCGGTGCGCCCTGGAAGCAATGGAAAAAATATACGCATGCTGCATCAGCTTACGGGAATATGCATATACTATCGCGGCCCGTATGAAAATTTTCCCGAAATACACCGCAGCTTGCTTGATTACGCCGAAAAAAACAACCTTACGCCGTACGGTTTTTTCCGCCACATATATATGGAGGGCCCGCCGACTCACGGTGAAGATAAAAACTCCTATATTACACAAATTGTCTTGCCTATCAATTTTGATATAGGCGGTGACAAAAGCACGGCGCAGGCGGTTCAATAAGCAGGTGCGAAAAGGGAGCGGGCTGCCCGCTCCCTGCATCAAACCGTATCAGAATAGAAAAATCGAGTGGTCATAAGTGAAATCCCTTATGACCACTCGATCTGGTCGCCCACATGCGAGTATATCCGAACCGTTGAGTGTTGCATTTATATCGGAAAATCGCACAATTGTGCTTGTGTTGGGATAATTGCAGTTGATAAGCAGTTTATCATCGTAAACAAACACAGAATTCAAAAATGTGTCGATCAGTCGTTTCCGTTGGGACAGTTCGTTTATGTTCAAATTGCGCAGACGCTCAAACCAAAATCGTACTTGATCCTCATTTAGTAACGGGCGGTGGATGCTCTCCTTGGCGATCTCGATTTCAATATCTTTTTTCTTGCTTTCCAATTCTTCAAGCCGTTGCTTGGTAGACTGGGTGAAAATCCCGTGTTCTATGGCGGCAAGAATATTGTCAATGGATTTGTTGAGCTCCGCTAATGATTGTTTCAAATGTGGAATAACCGTATTTTCAGCAGTCTGGAACTCCATGAATGCGTGAACGATATCATTGATAAAGCATGCGTCTTCAAGCTTTTTCCGAATCTCCAAAACAACAAGGTTTTCAATCCAGTCCTTTTTTATGGCTTTCTTTCGGCATCCGCCGTGTCGTTTTGCGTTGGTACACTTGTAGTAATGGTGAACTGTACCGCTTCGGCTTGTGCCGCATTCACCGACCATCAAGGATTCGCATTCGCCGCAAAACAGTTTTGTAGTCAGGAGATAATCGTCTTCCGCTTTGTGACGGGCGGGGGCCTTTTTGTTTTTTGCAATTTTCTCCTGTACACGGTCAAACAGATCTTGGGGAACCAGCGCAGGAATTCCGTTCGGAATTACGATGTCGCGGTATCTATACTCTCCGATGTATTTCCGATTGGAGAGCATCCGTGAAACGCTGTCTATGTCGATATCTCCGCCTCGTTTGTTTTTGAGTCCGTGTTGATTCAGAACGGCAGCGATTTCACTCATTGTCAAACCTTCATCGTAATGTCGAAAGGCTTCTAAAACGAACGGGGCAGTTAAAGAGTCCGCGACATAATGCTGTTCCTTATCGGCATAATATCCGATCGGCATTGTCCCACCGTTATACTTGCATTTGAGCGCATTTTCGGTATGCCCGCGCAGTACCTTTTCAGATAAATCGGCGGAATAGTATTCTGCCATGCCTTCAAGTACCGATTCCAGCAGAATTCCTTCGGCGCCGTCGGAGATGCGCTCTACGGCAGACATTACCTTGACGCCGTTCTTTTTAAGCAGTGCTTTGTAGTGAGCGGAGTCGTAACGGTTACGGGCAAAACGGTCGAGCTTCCAAACGATAACCAAATTAAAGTTGTGCTTTGCGCTGTCTTTGATCATGCGCTGAAAATCCGGACGGCGGTCTGTTTTGGCAGAAAAGGCACGGTCAATGTACTCACCGACAACCGAAATTCCGTTCTTCTTTGCAAAAGCATAACACTCCCGCATCTGTCCCTCAATGGATTCTTCGCGCTGATTTTCACTGGAATAGCGGGCGTAAATCACCGCCACCAGTCCTTCGACTTCTTTCTTTGCCACCAGCTCACTTCCTTTCTGCTTATAGTATAGGGCTTTTATGATTTCCGTGCAAATGTGCGGAAAAGATTATTTTACATTGGCACCCAGTTGGTTGACAACTTGCTTTTTTATCCGTGCGATTCGTTTCTGCATACCGCCCGCGGTTTTATAACCGTAAGCATTCGCAAGGGCGGCATAGGTTTCACCGTTCGCATGGCGAATCAGGATCTCACGGTCGGTTTCACTCAGCAGGGAAAGACATTGTTGCACCATAATGCGTTCTGTGACCTCTGCAACCATATCATCCGACGATGCTATTTCAAGCGGTGTAGCCTTGCCGTTTTCATCCTTCGGACCGCCGGTTTCTATCGACACTTTTTCAACGATGGCTCCGTTTTTTATATGTTCAATTTTCTCGCCGCACTGATCAAAGAACGATTTTCGGGCTTGCTCCGGTTGTAATCTTCATATGCCGGCATGGATTTTGTCAGTTCTGCGATCTCCGGCAGGGAGAGCAGATACGCCCATATATCCCATTCGCGTTTGAGAAACTCATTACAGTTGTCTGCATCAATGCCGTGCTGTGCCATTGCTTCAATGAATGCTGCTTTGAGTTCCAGAGAAGCATTGATGATGGCGGTATAATAGCCAACGGCTTTGTAGCATCCCTCGTATGTCAGCGAAACCGGATCATCGGTTTTTGAAAAATCGGAGGGAGGAAAAGAGAGCTTCAGATCGTGCCGTGTGTCAAGGCTTGTTCCTTTTACGATACGATAGATTTCTTTTAGATAGCCTTGCGCTCCTTCACACCAATTTGTCGTATCGACATTCGGCAACACCTCGGATATATCCAGTCGATCAGCCATATTGCGTTCCGCTATTTCTTTGGCAGTTCCGCTTTGAAGAGTTGACATGATCATGTCAACAATCTGCCGGGGGAGGGATAGAGGTTCTTCCCGTGCGTGAAGGTGTTCTTGTTCGGTCATTTGAGATCCTTTATCAGTTTCAGGGCAACGCCCTGAATGGATAGTTGTTTCGGGTGAATGATTCGTTTGCTGTCTGTATAAGTATGATTTTCCGCATACAATACTGGTTTCCCGTCCTCGTAACGAATCCGTTTCAGCGTGTTGCCTTCTTCGGTTAATGCAACAACGATTTGTCCGTCGGTGGCTTCGGATTTTCGCTTTACAAGAATCAAGTCGCCTTTCTCAATGCCGAGGTCAATCATGGAATCTCCGTAGGCACGAAGTAAAAAACACTCACCGTCAACCCATTCCTCCGGTATGGCAAGGTAACCATCGGTATGTTGTTCCTGCTCCTCGGGCGATCCGCATATAACAGCACCGAGAATCGGAAGGCGGCGGAATCCTGACTTCATTTTTTCCTGCCCGGCAATCGCAAGCGTTCCTTTGCCGGAATAAGTAATAATACCTCTATCGTTGAGCCGTGTCAGATAACGATAGCCGACCGATTTGCTCATATTCATGTAACTCAGAATTTCTGCGAATTTTGGCGACTCGCCGTTGTTTTCGTGAATGTAATCGGTGATATACGCCGCCATTGCTTGTAGTTTGTTTTCGTCTAATACTTTCATACACACTCCATATCATAACAAGTGGTTCTCTTATAGTATAGCGGGACTTTTGGTTCTTGTCAATAGAAAAATCAAAACATTGAACTAATTATTTGAGTTCAAACGGTATTAGTCGATTTCTTGAAGTATTTCTGCGAAAAATCAATCATTGATATTGTAAAAAAGGGCTAACTGTGTTATAATGAAGATACTATGTATTTGGAGTTAAAACAAGGAGCAATTCATGAGAATCAGTTACAAAAAGTTATGGGTTTTACTTATTCAAAAAGACATAACAAAGGTTGAACTAAAGCGTGAGGTTGGAATTTCGGCGGGAACAATGAGCAAACTTAATAAAGGTGAGGAAGTTGCACTGTCGGTTTTACTGCGCATTTGCAATTATCTGAATTGTGATATTGGAGATATTTGTGAGGCAGTGCGTTTAGACACAATAAACTAATATTAATTTACAGCAATGACGAGGTGAGAATATGCAGATAATTGACAACATAACTAACACGCTAAAAGATGACCTGCAGGTTACTATAAAGAGGGGAAGCAAGGTCTCTATTGCTGCGGCTTGTTTTTCAATATACGCTTATAAAGAGTTAAAGAAACAGCTTGAAAATATTGATGAACTGCGGTTTATTTTCACTTCGCCTACCTTTACGACTGAAAAAGCCTCAAAGGCACAACGCGAATTTTATATTCCGCGCATTTCAAGAGAGAGTAGTCTGTACGGTACAGAGTTCGAAGTGAAGCTTCGCAATGAATTGACGCAGAAGGCAATTGCAAAAGAATGTGCCGATTGGATTAGGCGTAAAGTAACTTTTAAATCCAATGTGACGCAAGAGCAAATGATTGGATTTATGGCAGTGGATCAAACTGCGTATATGCCTATCAATGGCTTTTCCACGGTGGATCTTGGCTGTGAGCGCGGAAATAATGCCTATTATCCTGTGCAAAAAACGGAGAATTACGAGAATTACGGCTATTTTATCAAACTTTTTGAGCAGCTTTGGAATGACAAGAAAAGGTTACAGGAAGTAACAGATATCGTAATCGAAAATATTTCGGTTGCTTATCGCGAAAATGCTCCGGAGTGCATTTATTTTGTCGCGCTCTATAATATCTTCAAAGAGTTTCTTGATGATGTTTCAGAGGACGAGCTTCCCAATGAAGCAACAGGCTTTAAGGAAAGCAAAATATGGGGAATGCTCTATAACTTTCAACGCGACGCTGTTCTCGCCATCATCAGCAAGCTTGAGAAATTCAATGGCTGTATTTTGGCGGACAGTGTAGGTCTCGGTAAGACATTTACTGCACTTGCTGTAATCAAGTACTATGAGAACCGCAATAAATCCGTACTTGTTCTTTGTCCGAAAAAACTTTCAGAGAACTGGAATACATACAAGGGTAACTATATCAACAATCCTATTGCAACGGATCGACTGCGATACGATGTTCTCTACCATACGGATCTTTCCCGTGAACACGGACGGTCAAACGGTATTGATCTTGATCGCTTGAACTGGGGAAACTATGATCTTGTTGTCATTGATGAAAGTCATAATTTCCGCAACGGCGGCGAGGTGTCCGGTGAGGACGCAAAAGAAAACCGCTATCTGAAGCTTTTGAACAAAGTCGTTCGTTCCGGTGTGAAAACGAAGGTACTGATGCTTTCCGCAACGCCGGTCAATAACAAGTTTATTGACCTAAAAAATCAACTTGCGCTCGCCTACGAGGGTGATGCTTCGCAAATAAACAAAAAGCTTGATACCAAAAAAAGCATTGATGAAATTTTTCGTCAGGCGCAGAAAGCCTTCAATGCTTGGAGCAAACTTCCTGCCAATGAGCGTACGACGGACGAGCTTTTGCGGACGCTGGATTTTGATTTCTTTGAATTGCTGGACAGCGTGACGATTGCGCGGTCAAGAAAGCATATCGAAATCGTTTCCGCTTACCCCAGGTGATGTTTTCCGAAATGGATCTGCTCTCTTCCTGGGCAACGCTGGACAGAATGGTCAACATCAATTCGCCCTTACTGTCGAATGTCCAGATGTTTTCTTTCTCGAAAAAAATCTCCACGCCGTGCTCTTTCAGTAACCGGATAGCTGAAAGGCTATCTACAGTGTTTCGAGCAAAGCGGGAGATTGATTTGGTGATGATCAAGTCTATTTTTCCGTCATGGGCATCTTGTAGCATCTGATTAAAGCTCGTGCGGTGTTTTGTTTGGGTGCCACTGATACCGTTATCGACATACAACCCTGCAAATATCCAATCGAGCCGAAAATTTATCATCTTGGTATAATAGTCTTGTTGGGCTTCGATGCTGGACTGCTGTTGCTCGGAACCCGTAGAGACACGAGCATAGGCAGCCACCCTACGATTTATGCGGTTTTCCAGTGCAGGAGTGCCAACACTCTGCGGTTTGGTTAGCTTTTTTATTGTTTTCGCCATGATGTATCCTCCTCGATCTGCGCAACAAAAGCATAGGAGTTGGCCCGGAGGCGTTGCAGGATCTGCTCGACTTCACACTCATTCAAGTATCCTTCGTGCATGAGGGTCTGCAACACCATTTTTGCCAACCGATAATTTACCTCATCCTTTTTCCAATTCTGTATTTCTGCCATACCCATCACCCGTTACAGTGGATTTCCTGCCCATTCTTGAAGGTGAACCGCACATCATCCTTGCTGTAGACGGTCACGAACTCTACCAGTCCGCACCAAAGGGTGGTCTCAAACTTGTCCACCAGTTCGACTTTTGTCAGAGTTTCGAGGAACGCTTCAATTGTTGCCCTGCGTGACTGCTTGCTGTGGATGGTTTCAGCTATGGCTTCATACCGAGCCTTGGCAGTATCGAATCGGGCGGTCAGTTCATCGTAGCGTTTCTGGTATTCGGTTTGGTCGAGGGCAACATGTGCGTTTTCATAAATGCATTTTTCGATGAGATCGGATACGACCGCGATTTCGCTCTCCAGTCCAGCCTGCTCGGATTTGAGGTTGGCGGTGTCAAAAGCAGTGTCCAGGGAGACCGTCAAAGCCGTTATGATGGAGTCCTTTTGCGTTATCAGCTTGTTGACAGCCGATATGAACATCGCCTTGATTTCGTCCTCGGTCAAGTGCGGTGTCGTGCATTTTTCGTCACCGTCAAACTTGTGGTTGCACTGCCAAATGACCCTGCGGTATTTGCTGTTGGAGTGCCATACTTTTGAGCCGTACCATTCGCCGCATTGACCGCAGCGTATTTTGCCGGAGAAAAGGTGGACGCAGCTGCAGCGTCCCTGGCTGTTTCTCCGATGTTCCAGTTCCTGCTGTACCTGCTCGAACACTTCCGGGCTGATGATGGCTTCATGGTTTCCCTCCACATAGTACTGGGGGATCTCTCCCTCATTGACCTTCTTCTTTTTCGTGAGGAAATCCACCGTGTAGGATTTTTGCAGGAGCGCGTCGCCCTTGTACTTTTCGTTGGTGAGGATACTGCGGACAGCCCCGGCGTTCCATTTGTCCTTGCCGCCCGGAGACTTGATGCCGTCTGCGGTCAGTTTCGCAGCAATGCCATAGGGTGACATTCCCTGCAAAAACATACTGTAAATGCGGCGAACTGTGACCGCTTCGGCGGGATTCAGAACCAGATTGCCGTCGGGACCTCGGTCATAGCCCAGGAAGCGTTTGAACGGAACGGTCACCTTGCCGTCTGCAAACCGCTTTCTTTGTCCCCAGGTACAGTTTTCCGAAATGCTGCGGCTTTCCTCTTGGGCGAGGCTCGACATAATGGTGATGAGCAGTTCGCCCTTGGAGTCCAGCGTCCAGATGTTTTCTTTTTCAAAATAAATCTCTACGCCTTTTTCCTTCAGCTGCCGGACGGTGGTCAGGCTGTCGACCGTGTTTCGGGCAAATCGGCTGACGGACTTGGTAACAATGAGGTCAATCCTGCCTGCCAGAGCGTCAGCCACCATGCGTTTGAAGCCCTCGCGGTGCTTGGTGTTGCAGCCGGTTATACCTTCATCCGTATATACGGAAACAAACTCCCAATCATCTCTGCCTTTGATGTAATTGGTGTAATAATCCACCTGCGCCTCATAGCTGGTAAGCTGCTCGTCGCTGTCAGTAGAAACACGTGCGTAGGCTGCAACTCGGCGTTTCTTTTTTTCATTAATTGGTGTCGCTGTGAACCGGGTTATCGTTGCCGGTATCGTTGTAACTTTCGCCATGTCGTTCCCTCCATTTCTGTATCATGACTTCCCGCATATGCTGCTTGCGTTCCTCGGTGTGCTTCGGCATATTCCGTTTATTCTGCCATTCGGCTTCAACGGTGCGTCCGTCAAAGAAATGCAAGGCAAGCCGAAACGGGGCGGTGATGTGTATGCAGGCAATCTGCTCACGGAAAACCTTCTCGTCAAACTCGGAAAGTCCCAATGCATCGGCGAAGATTGCTTTGAGTGTTTCTTCCTTGATGCTGGGGCTGTCGCACTTGGCGGAGGAGGCGCATCTCCAAACGGAGTCGTAGCTGCCGTCCTTATGCCGTGAACGCTGTCTTCGGTAGTTTTCGCCGCAGGCAGCGCAGCGGATTCGGCTGGTAAAGCATGATGTATTGGGACCCAACTGATGCTCTTGGATATACCGTCCCTTTGCCGCCCGGCGCTCGTCCGTCCAGCAGTCCTTCCGCATGGTCGATTCCCAATGGTGCGGCACGACGCGCCCATCCTTAAAATAGAAAACCATCTCGTTCGGAGCAGGGATAACGATGCGCTCGACCTGCTCCGAAAAGACGGTTTCATCAAACTCCGAAAGTCCAAGAACCGCAGTGCAGGCGTCCTTTAGCATCGGCTCCGGGATGTCCTTGTTTTGGCATTGGGCGTTTCCTGTTTTTCTGCGTGTGCCGCAGATCCAGATGGGATAGTTTGCGTTGGAATCTTTCCGACCCTTGCGGTTCGACCGCTGATAGTTTTTCCCACACCGTCCGCATTGTATCCTGCTGGTGAAGCAGGAGATGTTGATGCTCCAGTTGGCAAATACCCCAAGTTCACGGCGGCGGACTTTTTCGGCTTGTACCGTCTGGTAAACCTCCAAGGGAATAATGGCTTCGTGCGTATCCTCGCACCAGTACTGCGGCAGTTCTCCGCGGTTGATTCTGGATTTTCCGCTGATGAGATCCACGACATATTCCTTTTGGAACAGCAGATTCCCCGTATAGGTGATGTTGCCGAGAATCTGCCGTATGGAGGTGTTTCCGAAGTGCTGCCCCTTATAGGACTTGACGCCCATCTCGGCAAGCTGCTTTTCCGTGGTTTCCGCTGACAGACCGCTCAGAAAGTTGTCGTAGATCAGCCGCACGATTTTAGCTTCCTCCGGCTGAACGACCAGGTGATCACCCTCCCAGCGGTAGCCGTAGATTTGAAACCGTCCGTTCGGGATGCCTTTTTCAAAGCGTTTTCTGGTACCCCATTTCACATTTTCCGACAGACTCCTCACCTCTTCCTGCGCAAAGGACGCAAGCAGCGTCAGCATCAATTCGCCGTCCTCGGTGAGGGAGTCGATGCGTTCCTTTTCAAACTGCACCGAAACGCCAAGCTCCTTCAGATGCCGCACCGTGTTCAGCAGGTCAACGGTGTTCCTGGCAAAGCGGGAAATGGACTTTGTCAGCACGATGTCTATTCTCCCGACTTCGCAGTCTGCAATCATCCGATTGAACTCTTCGCGTGCTTCGGCTTTAGTCCCGGTCACTCCGTTGTCGGCGTATACGCCCACATATTCCCATGCGGGGTTCTTCTGAATCAATCCGCTGTAATAGCTGACCTGTGCCGAAAGGGAGTGCTGCAGCCGTTCGGATTCCATGGACACTCTGGCGTAGGCGGCCACTTTTTTGCGAGTCGGCATTTGCGGTACTCTTGGCTCGATTTTGTTTACGATTCGCATGAATATTGCTCCTTTCCGACACTATATATCACTCTAAAGTCTCAATTTATCAAGTTATTTTCGGATAATAATGTACCCAAAGACGGCGAGAAAACGGCTTGCAGATTTGTATCAATTACGGCATATTCATCCTCGGTCAGAAGCCCCTGCCTGCGGAGATTCTTTGCTATGGCTATTGCGGTCTGATACTGAAGTTCTGCATCGAACATGGCATCACACATTGCCGTCACCGCCCTTGAAACGGTCTGCAATGTAGCAGGCGTGGGAGCAGTATTTTCGTCCGGCGTTGCCGTAGGCAGTGAAAGGCTTGCCGCAGTGCGCGCAGGTGAAGCTGTAGACTGCTCTGCGGTTGACCTCTTCCGGGTGGGAGTTCCACCAGAGGACACGGCAGCTGTCCGAGCAGAATCGGACACGCTTTCTGCCCGGCGTCTGTTTGAGCGGCACACCGCACTGCGGGCAGAAATCCGTATCCAGGCTGATGCGGCTGTTATCTGAGGCTTTCATGCCCGTCAGCCCAGCTTTCCGGCAGAAAGCGACTACCGCGTCCTTTTTCAATCCTACAGATTTTGCGATGGTAGCGTATCCGTAGCCCTGTGAGCGCAAGGCTCTGATTTTTTCCTTTTGCAAGTCAGTCATAGAGAGCCCTCCGTTCCGAAGGAGTCCGCTCCTTCTGCTTACATAGGAAAAATGTCAACCCCCATAAAATGAGAAAAAGCCCACCGAAGAGAAAAAGTCTCCTCGGTGGGCTTGGTAGATCATTTATTCGGGATTTTCAGCTTCATGCCGCTATAGAGGACATTGCTTTTCAGACCGTTGAGAGAAACAATCTCCTTGTAGCGGCTGCCGTTGCCGAGGTACTTCTTGGCGATTGCCCAGAGCGTATCCCCATGCACCACGGTGTGGATGCGGTAGGTTTCGGCTGGCTTTGCGGTGACGAGTGCCAGATCGGACACCTTCACCGGGGACATGATGGCGTTTTTGCCGTCCTCGCTTTTGTTGATGACCGCACGGTTGCCGCTGACCTCATAGACATACCAGCGGAGTTTCTTCACCCAGGCCGGGATGGCTTTGCCGCTGTAGTAGGTGCTGCCGGTGATGGTCACGAGATCACCCATTTTCACCGTGCTGGTTGTTGGCTTTGCGGGTTCAGCAGACTTTGCTCTCCGCCAAGCTGCGCCGTGACCTTTTCGGCAAGGTCGCCCATGCGGGCATACATCCAGTTGCCGGGGCAGCTTTTGTTGGCAAACCAGCGCTGTACGGTCAGCACCATCTCGTTGGATTTCGGCGTGTAGTTGAGGGTTTTCGTCTTGTCTCCAAGCCAGAGCAGCTTGGTTTTGCCGTTGCGTTTGCACATATCCACGCAGAGCTTGATGAGCGTCTGATACACAATATCCTTGAACGCATACGGCTCGGTGGTATCGGAAGCGCACTCAATGGTGACGGCTCTCTGGTCGTTGGCGTTGCTGGAGGAACACCAGCTTCGATTCTTCTCCTCCACATACATACCAACGCGTCCGTCCGGTCCGATACCGTAGTTGCAGCTCGCCTGACGGGAAGTGGGATAAAAGATGTTGTCCAGCGTCTCCACCGAGCACTGACCCACCACGCAGTGCGGCGTGATGCGGTCAATGCTCTGGGTGCGCTGCCCGGAATGGTTCGGGCTGAGCTTGGCGTAGGACACTATGGGAGTATTTATGAAATCCTACTCTTTCAATATACCGCCAAGTGATGAAATGGTGTTCTTGCCGGCCTTACCATCAGCGGTAAGACCGTTTGCTTTCTGATATGCCTTAACCGCATTTTTGGTTGAGCTAAGGTAATTCTTGTTCGATGTGTGAAGCGTTAATCCATATCCTTTACGCTGGAGAAGTTTCTTTAATTCGCACACATCTTCGCCGCGTCTGCCGTATTTTAGCACTCGCGTGAATACATATCCTTCGTTCCAGAACGGAGGTCTGCCGAAGGCGTTCCATCTGCTGTCGAGCTTACCCTTGACTACGCCGTAGCTTCTGCCTTTGGCCTCGATGACATTAGGCACATCATCCACAACATAACCAACATGTGTCGCTTTGCCGTCGCCGTTGACTTTGAAAACAAAATCGCCGGCTTTGAGGTCACTCTTGGCGATTGCTTTGCACTTTCCTTTAAGACCGTTTGCATTGAGGTCAGAACCGCATATTCCGGTCATGTTCTGCAGAAAGTACATGCCGAGGCCGGAGCAGTCAAACGCACGCAGCACTTTGCCATATCCGGCATCGACCTGCTTTTTCCAATATGCCACGGCTCTGTCGGTGTTGTTCTTGCCCTTTTCTTTCTTGCGAATCCATTCCTCTGTAATGCCGGTCTGTCCCTGTGCACCCCAGACATATATACTGTGATTTTCAACCTGCTCCTGCAGGTAAATAATAAAGTCATTGAGTTTATTCGCCATCTTCGTCATCCTCCGAATCTTCTTTTGTTTCTGCACGGTCGTGCAGTTGTTCGAGCACATCTTTCAGTTTTGCGGGTATTGGGAGCCCCAAATGCGCCGCGTTCTCTACGAGCGACAATCCTTCGTTTGCCATGTAAAAGAAAATGACTGCAGTCCGCATAACCGAACCATTCTTGATGATGTATAGGTCAAGAATGTGTCCTATTCCGATAAGGGCAAAAATCAGTATCTTTTTGAAAATCCCCTTGAATCCGACTGCACTCGAGAGATTCTTATCCACCACCGCACACATCACTCCGGTGATGTAGTCGATTACCACGAATGCAAGCAGTGCGAACATGAGTCCGTCGCAGCCTCCTAAAAACCATCCGAGCCATCCGCCCACTGCTGTGAAAGCAATCTGGATGACATGCCAAAATTCCTTCATTTTTGTAAAACTCCTTTTGTTTTATTTCCCGTTGCTGTATAATTGTTAGCGAAAGGATGTGATGCTAAATGGCAAAATTCATACCAAAGGCAAAGCTGAGTAAAAAAACACAGAAAGCCTTGAATAATAAAAAACGTGTCACTTGGGAAATGAACCCGGTAACACGGAAAACAGAAAGAAAAAAACCATATAGCAGAAAGAGAAAATCCTGCGACCAGTACGATGATTACGGCGCAGGATTTTTTATGTTATTCTTTTATACATATAACAGGTGATGTACGGCTGCAGGTTGTTTACTGCCATGCCGCTTCCAGCAGTTCCGGTTGAACCGGAAAGTGTTGCCGTATGCGAGTGTGCCCCGGAGCTCGCAATACGCTGAGGTTCAGTTGTGCCACCATTAGTAAAATACTTATATGTACTGCCAGAACCGGATCCAACCTTGTATGAGCCCTTCGACGCTGTGTGTGTATGAGAGCCGCCGGACGCCACCGTAACCGTGCCGCTTGATAGCGTATGGCTGTGGCTTGGCAGGTTCGCCGTTGCCAGGGTTACTGTCTTTGCGCCACCGGACTTCTCAGCTGCACTGAAATCGGCATCGTTTGCGTCGACACCAACGGGAACTTTGCCGGCTCCCCAGAGCACCCAAGTTCCGCCCATGAATGTTGTTGCTCCGGTTGTGCTTGTCGTCATGCGAATAGAGCCTATCGGATAGATGATATCCAGCAGCCATGACAGGTCGGAGAATGTTACATCACCTTTGAACTCCACATCTTCGGCAAATTCTGCATCCCAGCCAACCTCGAACAGGTTTTTCTCGGAGATTTTTCCGATGGCGAGCCCGAGTCCGTTATTGCGTACCGACAGTATCGTGTCGGCCGTAGATATATCGCCGTAAGCGTATGTCGAAGAAAAATAGTCCTTTGCCTCAACGCGGATGTCGTATGCATATTGGTTTGACAACGAACCGCCGACAATAAACCGCGTGCTGCTTACTGTGTATCCGGTAGTTGCAAGCGTAGTAACGGTATAGTCGGTTGCGGTTTTTCTCTTGTATCCGACCTTGAAAGCCACATCGTTTTTGTTGTTGAGTGCCGTCACCGCACCGGCGAGCGTTACTGCGACATATGCTCCGGTATGGCTTGCCGCACCGCTGCTATCGCATCTGTAAACCGATACATTGGAAAGTACCGGTGCCGAGTACGCAAGCACTGTGTACGAAACATTGGTTGTGGCAGTTCGTCCACGGCTGTCCTTCACAACGATCTTCATCGTCTTTGTTCCCGAGCTTTTAAGCTCTGCTGTGGTAAATGACGTTGAGTTGTATGTGGCGTCGTTCACCGTTGTGGTTACAGAAGCGATGGCTGAGCCGTATGCTCCGGCGGGAGTTATCGTCACCATGAGCTTGGATTTATTCTGCACATAAGCACCTATTTTTTCCGCAAGACCGCTGACGCCTTCTGCTATTGTGTAGGTCATTGTCGGCACTACACTCGAAGGAACAGCGAGGCTTAAGCCCGTACTCTTTGTGCCGATGAGCGCGCTGCCGTTGTAGGTATCGCAGTATAGCGTACCGACTGCAGTTGTGGCATTCGGCACTTGGTTTGCAAGGCTGATTGACGGGGTCCAGCTTACCAAGGTGGAGCTTGTCTTTGTTGCGACCGTTCCGCTGGCACTTCCCACCGCATAACGCAATGTGTGCGTAAACGATGATGATGCCGGAGAAAGGGATATTGTCCCTGCGCTTCCCATCGTAAGCATTCCTACCGTAGGCGTGGTGCTTCTGGGTATGCTATACATTATAATGCTCCTTCTCGGTAAGTAAAAGTGACCTTGCCGGATGTGGTAACCGTAACGACAAGGCTTCCTGCCGGAAGCAACAATTCAGGCAGCATTGTTGTTCCGGTCGTAACAGAAAAGGTCTTTACAACACCACCGATTGTGCAGGCAAGTGTGGCTGCTGCCGTTGCCGTAACGCTCGGAACCACCGGCATGGCGAGGTTCGTCAAAGTCAATGTCCCGCTTCCGGTTCTTGACTTGGTTGTTTCACTCTGTTTTCGCTTGTACGGCTCGGCATTGACGGATATTGCTATCTGACAATAGCCATTGTGCTTTGCGATGCTGCTCACATCAACTCGGCCAATGTAATAGAAGGAGTTGTCTTTGCTGAAGGTGATGTTCATGCTTTTTCCGTGAACAGTGTTTAACAGCTCGCTTACGACCGCATCGTAATTACCGACCGCATACATCGTTATTGCAATGCTTCTGTTCGAATACTTAACCTCGCCATAGCTTTCAGACAAATCGAGCATTCCGTTCCTTCCGGGAATGCTCACATAATTCGTCTGCACCTTAGGCATCGGTATTTCATATGGTGCAATAATGAATTTGCCTGTCGTGTCATACGAACCGAATATTATGTGGCTCATGCAAATATCGCTCCTTTCTGCGTTTAATGTTCCCGAGTTCTGCATCCATGGCGGGTGCAAGCCATCCGACCACAGCTCCGGTATCGGTTACCAGATTGTAGTTGCCAAACTGCGGCAGGTATTCCTTGAGCAAAGCCATAATATCTGCAAGAGTAACACCGGCGACGGTGCTTTCTGGCATTGCGGCTATACCGCTGATATCCGCATTGGCGCTGATTGTTCCTGCATCGAAGTTGCTGGGAATTGCCTTCCGCATTTCCTTTTCAACATCTTCCATGGCAGCGACGAAGCCTTCACCAAGGCCAAAGCCCATATTTTCACCAATCCCGGCGAAAACAGTGGAAGGAGAGTGAATGCCGAATAGACTCTTAACACCATTAACAAGATCCTTGGCCCAGCCTTTGATTTTGTTCCATAACCACGAGCCTGCCTGTTTTATGCCTTCCCAGATGCCTTTTAAGAGATTCCCGCCGATCTCCACGATTTTGTACATGAGAGAACCGAAGGCGCTGACGATGCCCGCAATGATCTGCGGCACGGCCTTGACGATTTCCACGATGATGGTGGGCAGGTTCTCAATGAGGGATACGAACAGATCCACGCCTACCATGATGATCTTGTCGATGTTCCCGATGAGAGCATTGACGATGCCGGAGATGATCTGCGGGATCGCCTGCACGATGGTGGTGATGATCTGCGGCAGTGCCTGGATCAGAGAAATCAGCAGGTCGATGCCCGCCTGGACGATTTGGGGGATTGCATTCAGTACTGCGGTTATAATGCCGTCAATGATTTTCGGAATTGCCTCAACTATCGCTGTAATAATTTCCGGCAAGGCAGTCACCAGTGATGTCAGAAGCTGAATGCCTGTCTCGATGATCTGCGGAATGGAGTCCAGCAGAAAAGTGATGATCCCGTTTATGATTTCGGGAAGTGCCGCAATTAGAACAGGCAGAGCGTCCAATAGGCCCTGCGCCAGACCTGTGATGAGCTGTAATGCCGCATCCAGGATCATAGGCAGGCTGTCCACCAAGCCCTGCACAATCGTGACGATTGCCTGCACCGCAGCAGGAATGAGGGTGGGAAGCGCATTCCCGATACCCGCCACCAGTGTGGTCACCAACTGCACCGCCGCATCGATGAGCAGCGGCAGATTTTCAATCAGTGTGTTCACGATGGTCATAAGCGCCTGCACCGCCGCGGGTATCAGCTGCGGCAGGAGCGAGAGAATGGTACTTAGCACCTGTGAAAACAGCTCCGTCACCGATTCCAGCAGTATCGGCAGCAGTTCACCCACCGCCGTCAGCAGAGCGTCCAGCACCGTAGGAAGCGAGGCAATGATATTTTCAATGACCGGTGTGATATTCTCCACCACGGTCTTAAAGGCGTCCACCATGTTGCCGCACAGCAGTTCCATGTCTGCGTTGGCGTCGCCGAAGCCCACGATGAGGTTGGATACGGCGGATTTCAGTGCGTTCATGGAGCCGGAGATAGTGGCTTCCGCTTCCTTGGCGGTGGTGCCCGCAATATCCATGCTTTCCTGCATGACATGGATGGCTTCCACCACATCGGCATAGGAGGAAATGTCATATTTAACGCCGGATATCTTTTCCGCATCGACAAGCAGACGCTCCATCTCCTGTTTCGTGCCGCCGTAGCCCAGCTTGAGGTTGTCGAGCATCGTATAGTTCTGCTTTGCAAAGCCCTGGTAGGCGTTCTGGATGGAGGACATATCCGTGCCCATCTTATTGGCGTTGTCGGACATATCCGTAATGGCCATGTCCGCATACTTGACTGCTTTCTCGGTATCTCCGCCGAGGGATTGGATCAGGCTTGCGGAAAAGCCCGTGACCGTCTCCATGTAGTCGTTGGCGGAAAGACCTGCCGTCTTGTATGCGTTGGCGGCATAGGTCTGAAGCTGCTGGGAGGAATCCTTGAACAGGGTATCCACGCCGCCGACCAGCTGTTCGTAGTCGGCATAGGCGGCGATGACCTCCTTGCCCAGCTTCACGGCTGCGGCGCCTGCCGCAACAGCCACCGCACCCATTGCCGCGCCTACGGTCTTCAGCACACCGCCCAGCTTGCTGAACTTGTTCTCGGACTTTTCCGCGGAATCGCCCGCGTCCTCGACCTCTTCGCCCATATCGTCCGCCGCCTCGGAGGTGTCCTTCAGTTCACGCTCCATGTCATTGAGGGCGGCTTCGGCGTTGTTCAGCTGGATCTGCCAGTTCTGGGTACGGCGGTCGTTCTCTCCGAAGGACTCGGAGGCGTTCTTCAGCGCGGCACGGAGGGTTTCAATCTTCTGCTTTTGTGCTTCGATCTGATTGCCCAGCGCCTTGTGCTTTGCGGCGAGGGCTTCGGCGGAACTGTCGTTCTTGTCGAACTGCGAGGTCACCAGCTTCATCTCGGAGCCGAGCACCTTGAAGGACTGGTTGATGTCCGCCAGCGCCTTTTTAAACTCCTTCTCGCCCTCCAGACCGATTTTCAGCCCGAAATTGTCCGCCATATGCCGTCACCTCCTTGCAGTTGGCATGAAAAAAGCACTCCTTCACCTCATACTTGGTACAAAAATGTCAGAAGTACGAGATAAAAGGGTGCCTGATGGTATGAAAAAGGAGCGACCCGGAAAGGTCACTCCTCAATGCTGTGTGAATTTGTCCTGTCAGAACAGTTCCACCCGTCCCAACAGCAGGTCGATCAGGTTGCAGTGGAAGATGCCGTTGTCATCATAAAAATTGTGTGGAACATCCATGCGGACGATGATCTTTTTGAAGAAATCCTTTGTAAGCATCAGCGATGACAGCTCGGAGGATTCTTTTTTATCGGTATCCATGCGGAAAGCTGACTGAATATAGATTTTCTTATCCGCATCATTCACCACGAAGTCGATCTCCTTCTGAATCTTACTGCCATCAGAGCGGTCGCAAACTGCGCCGACATCAACGGAATATCCACGCCGCAGGAGTTCGTTGTAGATCAGGTTCTCCATGATATGACCGGGGTCGTACTGGCGATAATTCAGGCGTGCATTCCGAAGCCCGACATCCGTATAGTAGTACTTATTTGGATACTTGAAATAGGTCTTTCCCTTAACATCGTACCGTTTTGCCATTGAAACGAGGAAAGAGTCAATAATGTACTGCACATAATTTGAAACCATTGCGGGGTTGACCTTTTCATTCTTCATAGAGGAGATGGCATTTGCAATGTTGGTCGGATTGGTCAGAGAACTGATCTGTGAAGCAAGGAAGTCCAGAATGTCGTTCAGAATATCTTCACGCTCGATGCCGTTTCGCTCCACGATATCCTTGACATACAGCTCGCTGTAAAGGGACGTCAGGTAATCCTTCTTATCCTTGTCGTCCTCCAAAGCCAGCAATCTCGGCATACCACCATAAAGCATATAGGTATCCAGAGCTCTTCGCTCATCTCCACCCACAGCGGAATAAAACTCCGCAAACGACAGCGGGAATACATGAATCTGTGTAGCGCGACCGCGAAATTCTGTGGCGATGTCTTTTGACAGTCCTTTGGAATTGCTGCCGGTTACATAAACATCAAGATTTTTATATGCCTTGAGTTCATTCAGCATATCATAGATAGTGACTTCAATGCCGCCGTTTTCCTTGTCCACTACTTTTGCGGTAAGCTGCACTTCGTCTATAAACAGGTAGAACTTCTCATTCTTCCTGTCGCGGACGATGCTTTCCACATACTCGCACAGAGTGATAGGATTCCTGAATTTATAATAGCGCCGCTGATCCAGTTCAATTTTCAGGATGTGGTCCTCAGGAACATTCTGCGAAAGGAGATACTCGAAAAAAAGGTCAAAAAGCAGTACGGACTTTCCACATCTGCGTATGCCTGTGATAACCTTTATCTCGCCGTTCCACATACTATGAATCAGTCGATCCATATAAGTATCTCGATTAATCATTCACTCCACCTCGTACTTAGGACAAAACTGTCCGAACTTTTATGTATAGCATACCACGATTTTTGAAAAATATCAAGCCGTGTGGAAAAGTTCACAAAGAAGTTACGACAAAAACGGACTAAGTACGAGATGAACTGCATTGATACGGCTCAGATCCCCTCCGGGATAATATCGTCAATATAATGCTCCCTCGCCGGGGTTGCCTGCCCGTTGTACTGCTTGTGGCACTCCCACAGATCCAGCAGCAGTCCGAAGGGCATCAGCCACACCTCATCCTGTGACAGGTGGAGGTGGGCAAGACCGTAATATAAAAGCCGGGTAAACAGCTCCGCATCGGAAACCGTTACCCGACTTGTGCGTTTTTTGGGTCTTTCTCGCTTTCCACATTGCGTTTGGTGCCTTTGTAGAGAGCCTCGGTAATGGCCGTTTTGTATCCGGCAAGGTCAAGGGGCGTAGTCAAAAGTTCCACCACATCCTCGGTGAGCAACTCCTTGGGTGCATCCTTGTTTTTCAGATTGTGGATGAGGATGCCCTGATTCGCCAGAAGCGTAATGAGCCACACGATCTCACCGATGGCCATTTCAAAGTTCTCGGATTTCATCAGCTTTTCGCCCAGGTTCTCCAGACCGCCGTAGCGACCGGCGATCTCCTTGGTCGCCCTTGTGGTCAGAAGCAGGGTGTACTCTTCATCCCCGATGAGGATGTTGGCGGTTCGTTCGTTATCCATGTGAAACTACCTCCTTATTCAGTAGGCGCACTTGCACCGTAGCTCGGCTCATACACCGTCTTATACCAGTTGGAAATGGTTGCCGCCGTCACGGTGGTATCTCCCTCGGTGACCTCCGCTTTCCAAGGATGTGCACCCTTGGCGTCCGGCTTGTTGCGGCGCAGAATCGTGCCCTCGATGGTGGGCGTAGAGAAGGTGATACTGTCGCCCTTGGTGGCGAGGTTGGTAGCCGGGATACCGAACTTCACGCGGTAGAGCCAGAAGTATTTATACTTGCCGTTGGACTTCTTTGCACGGAAGCCCACCGCCACAGGTTCGCCGCCGTCCTCGCTTGCGGAGACGACTACGCCGTTTTTGTCGATGGTCGCGCCTGTCAGATCGGATGCGGCGGTCGCGCCGATGTCGTCCACGCCGAGGGACAGAGTGCCGCTTTTGAATTCCTTTACGATCTCCGCTGCGCCGTCGTCGGCGTAGAGAGTCGCTTCCGCCAGTTCCACAGATAACTCTGCGGTCATGGCCTTTGCCAATTGAACCGGGTTTGCATAGGTTTCCTCGCCGCTTGCGTCTTCGGTGATTTTGGCGTAATAGAGTTTATCAAGACCGATTGTTGCCATATCTTAAACCTCCCAATTATAGATTTTTGCCACGTCAATGGCGTAATGGTGATAGCCGGTGTCGGTCTCATAACCGATGTACCGGCGGTCGGTAATATAGAAATCCGCACCCAACAGAGTGCGGACAACAGCGTTTTTCGCTTTGGTATAGCTGCCCTTGGAATACAGCGACAGCCGTGCTTCCTGTGTTTCGCAGCCGGGTGTGTTGTCGGCGTGGAGTTCAAAGGAGTCCGAAAGCGGAGTTAGCACGATGTAGGCATCCGGCGCTTTGTCGGAAAACACACCCGTTTCCACGGGGACACCGCAATATGCAAGGAGCGTATTCAGTTCAGATAAAAGGCTCATCTCTGCTTGACCTCCTCTTCCAGCTTCTGCGTCATGGCATCAATACAGGCTTGCCTGGATGCGGACTTGGCTGGCTTCAGAAACGGCTTTGCAGGCTGACCGTGCTTGCCGTATTCCAGAATGTTTGCCAGCTTTGCGTTGCTTCCGCCGTCCGAACGTGGCTCGGCAAAACCGATTTTGACATCGTGATTGCCGCTGCGGTTCAGCTTTGCCGGAGACAGACCCAGCGCGCCCTCCAGTTCGCCGGTGGAACGGGAGTCGTATTTCGTTCCTCTGCCCACTACGGAGGAGAGGTTGCTTCTGACTTTTGCAAGCACCACCTCGCCGCCGGCTTCCAGTACGGATTCAGCAACGGCATCAAAGTCGCTGCCCAAGCGGGAAATCTTCAGGAGAAAGTCCTCCGGCAACTTCATTTCACATTTAGCCACGTCGTCACAACCTCCATATCATTCGTTTCCGTGTAAGCACGAAAAGCTCATTCATTCCGGTGCTCCTCCTCTCCCCATAAAGCAGGATTGCTTTATGGGGATCCCTTTGTGGACACCTCCTTCTTTGCCAGCACTTCAATGTACATCCCGCATCCTTTTACATTTTCCACGGAAACGATGTCGAAGCGCCCGTCCTCTGTAACGAGAAACTGGTCGGTAGTGACCGTCAGCCCCGGAATGCGCCGAAAGCGGAACAGGTCGGTGGCTTCGCTGAAGGCGGCGAGATTTGCCCAACGCTGTGAGCCGTGCCGACCTTCCCGATATACACGGATAGAAGCGAGGACTTCATCCCGCGTTGTGGTGAAGCCCTCACTGTCCTTGACCTGTTTCGTTTCCACGATACCGGCAAAACTGTTCATTTTACCATAGCTCATGGTCACACCTTCCAATCCCGGTCAAGCCGTAGCAGCAGATTGACCGTGTTCCACACCTGCTGTGCCGCACCTGTGTTATCTGCAAAGAAGCCGCCCGTGCTGCCGTCCCGACTCTCGTAAAAGTGGGACGACAGCATAATGACGGCCTGCTCCGTGGTTGCGGGCATGGGATTTTCCTTGTAATAGCCCTCCGGGATGTGCTGGTAGCTTTCGGCGTAAGAAACAGCGGCGGTGATGTAGCTTTGAATGAGCGCATCATCCGCCGTGTGTTCCAGAATGAGGTTGGCTTTGACCTTGCTCAAAAGTTCGTCCATCACCGCCGCCTCCTTCCTTAGGACGCTTTCATTTTCAGAAGCTGAATGCCCTCCGGCAGAATGATCTTACCGTCCACACGCTCGGTGGCAACGAAGCCAACCTGACCGTTGGCGGAATACAGTTCGTTCAGACGCTGTACGGTTCTGCCGGTGCGGTCAGCGATCCAGTAGTTCTTGAAGTCGCCGAACGCGATAGCCAGTGCGCCCGCCGCAAGCGTAGGCACATAGGGACTGGTATGGATCTCGTAGCCGAGCAGCCTATCCGGCTGACCTGCCTGCACGGAGGGCTGCCAGAGGTAGTTGCCGTTGTTGTCCTTCAGCTTGCGCAGAGTGGACACGGTCGCGTCGTTCATAAGGAACTTGGCGTTCTTACGGTACGGTGCTTTCAGGGCGTAGATGAGGGAGATCACCTCATCGGTGGTAATGGCGGTCGCGCTGGCCGCGGTAACGCCGACTGTGCCGCCGTTTGCGGTGAACAGGCCGGTAGGCTGACCCGTGCCAGTGCCGACGCAGAAAGCCTGCTCCTCGGCGGCGCCGAAGGCATAGGCGAACTCACGGGCAATATAGTCCTCCAGTTCAAAGGCGCTGTCGTCCAGAAGCTCAATGCTCACTTTGATAAGGTCCGTCAGCTTGTAGGCGTCGATGGTTTTCTGCGAGAAGGTCGGATTGCTCTCGGTGTAGGCAGCGTTCTCAGCCGTCCACGCAGCAGTGGAATGGGTCGCCGCCACGGGAATCTTGCGCTCATTGTCGGTGGTGATGACCTTGCAAAGACGGCGCATCACATTTTCCTCTTTGAGCGTGTCCACGATGAAGGTTTCAAACTCCGTAGGCACAAGATATCCGCCGTTGGCGTCAACGCCTGCAGAGAGGACATTGTGGAGAAGCTGCTTGCCGCGCAGGTGCCGACCGAAGTCCTCACGGTAAGCGTTCGACGCTCTGCCGGTCTTGACTTCTCCGGTCGCATTCTGGGGCTGTCCGGTGAGCGGTGTGGACACGGGCTTTGCAAGCTCTGCCGCCATCGCGTCACGGCGTTCCATGCGTCTGACCTCATTGGTGAGATCGTTCAGTTCCTTCTCCATGTTGGCGTACACGGTATCGTCCTCGGAAGAGAGGACGCCCTTGTCATTGCGGTGGGTGTCGAGGAATCCCTCCATCGTAGCCCACAGCTTGGCGCGCTTTTCGCGCAGTTCAACAATATTCATACGAAATACCTCCATATCAGATGTAGTTTTTGATTGCGTTCAGTTCTGCTCTGAGTTCATCCACAGAGCGTCCCGTGCGCTCCGGCACGGCACTTTTCGGTTCAATGGCACATTTTGCGGCGATTTTCTCCATGAGAGAGTTCACCACATTCGCCTTGGAATACAGCATGGAAACAGCAGGTGCGGTAATGTCATCGGCTTCATCAGAGCGTTTCATGATTTCATCGGCAAAGCCAAGCTCCACCGCCTTGTTCGCATCCATCCAGGTTTCGGCATCCATGAGGTGACTGAGCTTGGCGCGGGACAGACCTGTCTTGATCTCATAAGCGTTGATGATGGAATCCTTCACGCTGCCGAGCATCTCTATAGCCTTCTGCATTTCGCCGCTGTCACCGAACGCCACCGTCATGGGATTGTGGATCATGAGCATGGACACCGGAGACATAAGCACCTTTGTACCCGCCATGGCAATGACGGACGCAGCGGAGGCGGCAATGCCGTCAATTTTGACCGTGACATCGCCCTTGTAGTCCATGAGCATATTGTAGATTTGGGCTGCCGCCACGCAGTCGCCGCCGGGCGAGTTGATCCATACGGTGATGTCGCCGCTGCCGCTGTTCAGTTCATCCTTGAAAAGCTGTGGTGTGACATCGTCGTCAAACCAGCTTTCTTCGGCTATTGTCCCGTTCAGAAAGAGCGTCCTCTCCTGAATCTGCTCCTGCGTTTCCTGATTGGTCACCGTTCGGGTTTTCCAATTCCAGAACTTCTTCATTTTCTGCGTTTTCCTCCTCTCCGTTGATATCTGCAAAAGCTCCGGCATTTTTCAGCGGGAGCATATTGCCGTTGATGAGATACAGGTCACCACCGTCCTCGGCAGGGATACGGTCGAGGTTTTCGAGCTCCCGGATGTCGTTGGCGGACATCCAGCCGTTCTGCCGTCCGATGGCGTACCCGTTCATGCGGCTCTGGTAATCGCCGCGAAGCAGCCCTTCCACATTGAACTTTGCAAAGTATTTCTTCTTTTCCTCGGAGTTCAGCAGGGAACGTTGAATGGACTGCTCCCAACGGATGACCCAGGGGTCGAGGGTGTATTTCACAAACTCAAGAGACTGCTGCTCAATATTAGAAAAGCTCGACTTTTCCAGATCGCCGACCATGTGAGGCGGCACTCGGAAAATTCGAGCAATTTCATTGATTTGGAATTTGCGTGTTTCCAGGAATTGCGCCTGCTCCGGGGAAATGGAGATGGGCGTGTATTTCATGCCCTCCTCCAAAACGGCCACCTTGCCGCTGTTGGCGCTGCCGCCGAACTGACTCATCCAGGCTTCTCTGACCTTGGTTGGGTCTTTGATGGTGCCGGGATGCTCCAGCACACCGCCGGGAGCCGCACCGTTTGCGAAGAATTTAGCGCCGTATTCCTCGGTGGCAATGGCAAGGCCGATGGCGTTCTTGGCCATAGCGATGGGGCTGTAGCCCACAAGCCCGTCAAAGCCGAGTCCGGGAATGTGCAGCACATCCGAGGGCTGCAGCGTCACGGCAAACTCTTTATTTCGGATGGCTTCATCCTGCCCACGGTAGTAGGTGTAGTACAGCCGTCCGTTTTCATCTCTGTCCACGGACATCTTGTTCGGCATCAAGGGGTAGAGAGCAACGACTTCGTTTTTACCGTTGCGGATGACCTGCGCATAGGCGTTGCCCCACAGGAGCAGGTGCGTCATAAGCGTTTCCCGGAACACGAAGGAACTCATCTCCGGGTTCGGCTCATCGTGGAGCAGCAGGTACAGCGGATGGTCGAGAGCCTTCTCCTTGCCGCCGTTATCCGTGTATCGGTAAAGGTGGAGCGGCAGTCCGGCCACAGCTTCCGCAAGAATACGGACGCACGAATACACCGCCGTCATCTGCATAGCAGACCGTTCTGTCACCGTTTTGCCAGAGGTAGTGCCGCCGAGAAAGAAGGCGTAGTTGCTGCCTGCCGTGCGGTTTTGAGGCTTGTCTCTGGATTTGAATAAGCCGCTGAAGATACCCATATGCATCACTCTCCTTCAAAATGGGCATAAGAAAAGAGCCGATTTCTCGACTCTTAAAAGCAATGATATCTTTGGGGAACAAATTCAGACCTCATTTCTAGAATTTGTTCCCCAAGTGGAATTCGGTTTAGGACTGCACCGTTTTCCAGCATCTTTCTTTCATGAAATCAGCAATGACTGAAATGTCCTCGCCTTCATAGTATTTTACGAGCAGGCGTTTGAACTCCGGCACCTCGTTTTCGGGAATTACCAGAAAACCGCCGCCATGTGAAATCAGATAATGGTTCGCAAAAATGACAGACGCCCTTTTGTTTCCGTCCAAGAATATCTGCGTTTTCATGCAATACAGACACAGCTGAATGGCAATATTGATAGCCTCATCTGTTTCCTCGGTGATTTCACGGATTCTATCCTTTACATCTAGTTCGTTAGGTAAGGGTGGAACATAAGAAGAACCGCCTATGGTAACGGGAACGCCGCGGATGCGGCCGCCTTCCGCAAAGAATCCTTCATTGACAAGTCTTGCGATGTGACTGAGCATATAATAATCGGAACGGCTGGCAACTACATCAGGGTCTAAAATAAACTCCCATGCGTGTTTCAGGTTCAGGATTTTTTGCACATCGGTAGCAGTCATCCCGGAAACTTTGCCGTTTTCTATGATTTCCTCTGTCTGAGGGAAAGATGTTGCAACACCCTCCAAAACAGCCTGGTCATAGATATTCATTTTCATATTAGCTCTTGCAAAGGCAATGTTGGTTATGACTTCGGCGGAAAGCTCGTCCCCTGCGTATCCGGCGGCGGCAAGCTGCTTTTCCACACTGCGGAGCTCTTTGCGAATTTCGCGGGTTTCTCTGGCATTGCGAAGCAGCAGATTATATAGATCTTCGGTATAAGCTCCTACATAGGTTGAAGTTTGTCTGCCTGCCATGCGCTTTCTGACATAAAGGTATTTTCCATCGCCGCGTTCCTTGATTTCAGGCGCGCCATCATAGGGCATCAGATTCAGTCTCGCATGAAGGTCAGCGCGCCGTCTGAGCAATTCTTGTATTTCGTTGTATTGTGCAGCCATTGTATCTCCTCCTTTGGGGAACAATTATCGTAAATATGATACCACAATGCTCCCCAAAAGTCAATGCTGTATGGGGAACATTTGCTTGATTTTATAAAAGTTAATGCTCCCCAATTCGGTGAACACAAGAAATAGTGTGCCCGGATTTCACCTTATATACTCATATAAACAACAGCCCTCGGCGGTCGTACACGCTTTCGCCGTTATCATTCCCACATCGAATTGCACGGTCGAGCGCCATGATGGTTGCCACCGCGCCGTCAATTTTCTCCGTGGATTTTTCCTTGTCCGGCTTGATGTTGCCTGCTGGGTCGGTGCGGATGAAGATGTTGTCCATCATCCAGCGGAGAACGGGATGCCCGCCGTGGGCAATGCGCTGCTCCAACACCAGCTTCATGAGTTCCTTGGTGGGCGGGGACATATCCTTGAAGCCCTGTCCAAACGGAACCACCGTAAAGCCCATGCCTTCCAGGTTCTGCACCATCTGCACGGCTCCCCAGCGGTCAAAGGCAATTTCCCGGATATTGAACCGCTCTCCGAGCCGCTCGATGAATTTTTCGATGTAGCCGTAGTGAACCACATTGCCCTCAGTGGTTTGCAGGAAACCCTGCCGCTCCCACACATCGTAAGGAACATGATCTCTGCGTACACGCAAATCGAGATTCTCCTCCGGTATCCAGAAGTACGGCAGGATAATGTATTTATCCTCATCGTCCAGCGGAGGGAATACCAGAACGAAGGCTGTAATATCCGTGGTGGAGGACAAGTCCAGACCGCCGTAGCAAACACGTCCTTCCAGATCGTCCTTGCTGACGGCGAACTCGCATTTATCCCATTTCTCCATAGGCATCCAGCGCACAGCCTGCTTGACCCATTGGTTCAAGCGAAGCTGTCGGAAGGAGTTCTCCTCGCCAGGGTTTTGCTTCGCCGATTCGCAGGCGTCCTTGACCTTGTCGATGCCTACCGTGATACCGAGAGACGGATTTGCCTTTTTCCAGACCGCCGGGTCTGTCCAGTCATCACTTTCATCCGCACCGTAGATAACGGGGTAAAATGTGTGGTCGACCTTCCGTCCGGCAATGATGTCCTGCGCTTTCTGGTGTATCTCATAGCAGATGGACTTCGTATCATTGCCCGCCGTGGTGATAAGGAAATACAGCGGCTGCATTCTGGCATCACCGGAGCCCTTGGTCATAACATCAAACAGCTTTCTGTTGGGCTGGGTGTGCAGCTCATCAAAAACCACGCCGTGGGTATTGAAACCGTGCTTGTTGCCAACATCGGCAGAGAGCACCTGGTAGATGCTGCCCGTTGGCTGATAGATAAGCCTTTTCTGGGAATCCAGTATCTTGACCCGCTTGGAAAGTGCCGGACACATTCGCACCATATCTGCTGCCACGTTGAAAACGATGGATGCCTGCTGGCGGTCAGCGGCACAGCCGTAGACTTCGGCACGTTCCTCACCGTCACCACAGGTGAGTAGCAGAGCCACCGCCGCAGCCAGTTCGGACTTGCCCTGTTTCTTTGGAATTTCAATGTAGGCGGTGTTGAACTGCCGGTAGCCGTTAGGCTTGATAACGCCGAAGATGTCCCGAATAATCTGCTCCTGCCAGTCGATGAGTTCAAAGGGTTTTCTCGCCCAGGTGCCTTTGGTGTGGCACAGGCTTTCGATGAACATGACGGCGTAATCCGCAGCGTCCTTGTCGTAGCGCGAGGTTTTCTCCATGAACCTTGTCGGCTTGTATTTCTTCAGTTTTCTCGTAGTGGTCACCTCCAAGGCATAAAAAATACAGCCCTTCGGCTGCTTCGGAATGTACGAGAGAAAGAGCCTTGCGGCTCGATCCCTTTTTTTGATGTAAGGTCAGTTGTCGCTGTGGAGCAGAAGCTCCGTTGCCAGCTGGGTGTTCTCATCGGCAGGTTCCACATCCCAACCTCTGTCGTAGTTGCAGACGATCTCGCCGCTGCGCTTGAGCATCAGCTTGGAAATGCGTCCGCCCTCGATGCCCCATTGGGAGCCGCCTTCGTACTGCTTCATCCAGTAGTGAAAAATCTCTCCGTCGACCTTGATGCTGCCTTCTTTCCACATAATCGTGTCCTCCGTTTCTTTTGTTGTGACTGTATATTACCGTCACTCTGCGGATATATCCAGTCATTTCGGAGCCATAAACTACACGATCTTTGGGGCGGAAAACTGTATATATTACAGATTTATTCCTGTCTGCGGCGGTGGATGGCGGCGATGATCTTCTCCTGCTCGTCTGGCTTGACACCGATGCTGTCCAGAGCCTCCCGTGTGCCGCAGTCCGGGCAGATGAGGGTTTCATTGTCCAGCCTTGAAAGCGCGGGCGGTTCACAAAAACTCCTGCCGCATCTGGGGCAGACGGAGAGCCTAATCATGTTATTCTCCTTCATGGCACAGCCTCCTTGTGTTCAGATAGGCTTCGATCAGCCGTTGACGGTCGAAGCCGAAACTGTCGTAGCCCTCCAGACAGGTCTGCACATAGGAAACGGAGGGGATGCCGATAGGCCTTTCCTCATGCATGATGTAAACATAGCATCGGCGGGTTCTGATTTTTCCTGTGCGGATGCCTTTGATGGGCAATTCTACTTCCGCTTTGTAATAAAAGGTTGGGAAACCCTCGTAGCGGTCAAGTGCCGCCTCGTCTGCGGCAGTGGTTGCCCACACCGCAACAGGAACACTGCCGCCGACCTTCTTTTCAACGGTGAGGTAGGCTCCTGTCTTGCTGCCCTTGAACAGCAGCTCGTAGTCCTTGAGGTTTGATGTTCCGATGATCCGAGCCGAGGGGCAGCGCATCCGCATCTGGCGGATGTTGAGGTTGCTGCCGTAGGCAATGTAATAGTGTTTATCCATAAAAAATCCTCCTTCCGAAGTTGCCTTCTACCACCGAAAGCCCGCTATCTGCGGGTTCGGGGGCCGCTGAGCGGCGTCCTTCAAGCGGCTCTGCCGCTGCGGAAGGCTGCGTCACCGTCAAGGCGCTTCGTGAGGAGTTCTCTTGCTGTTTTGAATTCGTCTCCGATAAAACCGAGTCGGAGGAGCCAGGTTCTCATGGCGTATTTGGGGTTTTCGTTCTGCTGGGGCTTGGGGCTTGCCGTCCGCACTGTTTTTGCCATCTGGCTGAGTGCCAGGCAAAGCTGGATGTAGCTTTTCAGCTGACCTGCGTGAAGTCCGTTCTGCCTGCAGTCCGAAGGGGCGTCAAATTGGAAGAGCCTGAACTCGACCGTGCCCTTGGTGAAGGTTGCATGGTAGTTGAGCATATGGTAGCGGCTGTCATTGTAGTGCTGGCTTCTGCCGTAGTCTGCGTTCTGGCTGCCGTACCAGATATCCGCAAGCCCTGCCATGGTGGTAGGTTTCCTGCGGTTGACCTTTTCGAGGAATCTGGGGTCGACCGTCCGGCAGTAGCGGTTCATTCTGCCTCGGTCAAGGGCAAGGGCGTCGGCAAGAAGGCTTTCGTGGCTTGCCATGATGTTGGCGAGGTTTCTGAGGGTTTGCGCCGTGTGTCCTTTCGCTCCGATGTGAATGTGGACGCCGCAGCCCCTGGCGGCGTCGCTCTTGGCTCCCGCCTTGCGAAGCCGTCTGACCAGCTCCTGCAGGGGTTCCATATCCGCGTAGGTGAGGATCGGTGTGACCATCTCGCACTTTTCGCTGTCGGGTCCCGCGATGCTGACGTCCCTTTGAAATTTCCATTCCCGTCCGTCTGCGTCCCATGCCGACCAGGTGCAGTAGCCGTTGCGGTGGGCGGTGTTTTCGTACCGTCCCGTCCCGAAGAACTCGGCGGCAAGCCGTGCGGCTTTCTCTCTGGTGATGCTGTTCATCTCGACCTCAACGCCGATGGTCTGCTTCTTCATTTCGGCTACCTGGTTTTCTGTTCTCTGGCTCATTTTCGTGACCTCCGTGTTGGTTTGTTTTCCCTTTCGGTAGTCACATATTACCTCTGAAAGCACACTATATCCAGTTATATTTGAGCCATAAACTACACGATTTTGTGGTCTGAAAACTGTGCATCTTACAGCACTTTACGGCAGATATCCTCGCCCCATATCACACTGAGGCTGCCGCCGCTGTCCCAGGCGACCATGATGGAGCCGATATCGTCCACGCCCAGCACGGTGCCTTTCGTGCCGATGGGCGGCGCTTGAGGGTCGTCCATTTTTACGAGTTCAACCCGTGTGCCCCTCGGAAACCGCTCACGAAGGGCTTGCAATGCTTCCTTTGAGATCATTCGCATGACTGTCCCTCCTTTGACTGACCGCCTTTAAATGCGGAACTGCCCGCCAGGTTGCGGAGCAGGATCCTTCTTGCATCCTTGTATTCCGCACCAATGAAGCCCAGCCGCAGCAGAAAGCAGCGGAATGCGTACTTCTCGTTGTCGGCGGGTTTCTCGGTGGCGGTCACACGCTTCTGCGTCCGTGCCAGTTCGCACAGCTTGCAGATGAAGGTGTCGTAGGCTTTGATCTCCTCCGGCGCAGCTTCACCCTTGAACCAGGGGAAGCTGACTTTGTCCTTCTCGATGAGGATGGGCAGTTCGTCTGCGCCGAGAGCTTTCTTGATGAGCGTACCCTTTGCCGCCACCAGATTTTTCAGATTTTCCAGCGCCATATCGGTGAAAAGGCTTCTCGGCATGGAAACGCAGATGTGGTTTTCGTCTGGGTCTGCATTCTCGGCAGTGAAGCCTTCCTCGTGCAGTCGTTCAATGAGATGTTCGATTTCTTCCGAATCGGCACGGTCGTCAAAGGTGACACCGCCATTCTTGTCGATGGTGAAGTAATCCACCTCATAGGCAAAGGTCGGTGCGCCAAGATATTTGGTATCGCATTCGGTAATCTCGGAAATGAGCCGTACCAGCCGCTTGCGGTCTGTGCCGCTGACATTGTAATTCAGGGTCATTCAGAATTCCTCCTTCGTTTTTTCGGTACTACATATATCACTCTGAACGCCTGAAATAGCAAGGCCTGTAATGTAGATTTATTCGCCGCAGGACTGTGCATACCACACAATGCCGGCCATCAGCCCGCCCAAAGGAAAGCCCCCGGAGCCGTCAAACAGACTTCCGAGGGTCAAAGTCTTATTCTTCATGGGGCACTACCTCGCTAAACTTGTATTCCTTTCCGTCACGCAGTACGCTGACCTTATCGTCCGAACCAACCTGTTCGATGTATCTGCGGACAATGACATCGCAGAACTTTTCGTCCAGTTCGATGGTGCAGCAGATTCTATCCGTCTGCTCACAAGCAATGAGCGTGGAGCCGCTGCCGCCGAAGGGGTCAAGCACCACGGAGTTTGCCATGGAGCTGTTCTGAATCGGATACGCCAGAAGCGGAATGGGCTTCATGGTGGGATGGTCGCCGTTTTTCTTCGGCTTATCAAACTCCCAGATGGTGGACTCTTTGCGTCCGGTGTACCACTGGTGTTTGCCTTTCTTTTTCCAACCGTAGAGACACGGTTCATGCTGCCACTGATACGGAGAACGCCCCAGTACCAGGGACTGCTTCTTCCAGATACAGCAGCCGGAGAGGTAGAAGCCCGCATCGGCAAACGCCTTGCGGAAATTCAGCCCCTCGGTGTCGGCATGGAACACATAAATGGACGCATCGTCTGCCATAGTCTTTTCCATACAGGAAAACGCATCAAACAGGAACTGATAGAATTTCTCGCCGTCCATGTTGTCGTTCTTGATTTTCCCTGCACTGCCCTCGTAGTTCACATTGTAGGGCGGGTCGGTGATGACGAGGTTTGCCTTGCGGCCGTCCATAAGGGCGGCGTAGGTTTCCTCTTTTGTGCTGTCACCGCATACCAGTCGGTGTCGTCCCAGAGTCCAGACATCGCCGGACTTGGTGAAGGTCGGCTTCTGCAGCTCGGCATCCACATCGAAATCGTCCTCTTTGGCGTCAATGCCGTCATCAAACAGCTTGGAAAGCTCCTTCTCGTCAAAGCCAGTGAGCAGCGGGTCAAAGTCCGCAGCTTGCAAGGCTTCGATTTCTACACGCAGGAGTTCCTCATCCCAGCCTGCGTCCATCGCCATACGGTTGTCCGCAATGATGTACGCCTTCTTCTGAGCTTCGGTGAGGTGGTCGGCAAAGACGCACGGCACCTCAGAAATGCCTTCCTCCTTGGCGGCAAGAATACGACCGTGACCGGCAATCACGCCATAGTCACGGTCGATGATTACAGGATTGATAAAACCGAACTCACGGAGAGAGGAGCGCAGCTTATTGATCTGCTCCGGCGAGTGGGTTCGGGCATTGTTTACATAGGGAATGAGTTTTGCAATAGGGACGAGCTGCATCTCAGTCGTTGTTTTCATCATACCAGCCCCCATTCCACAAATTTCTCAAAGCCGCCAAGGTCGGAGATATATTTCCGAGCAATCTCGACAATCTCCGCATACAGTCTGCCGTCCACGGTATCGTCCCCGATGGCACAGCAGAGCATCACAGGCTTTCCGGTTTCCTGGGCTTTGAGGAAAGCGGAAATGTTCACGCTGACATCCGCCTTGGAGAGGTCTTTGCCGTGCAGACCACCGCCGGTGACGAAGTCAGCCATATCGCTGCCCAGCTTGCGATTGGTCGCGCCGGTATCCACATCCGTGCCGCCCGTCCAATCGCCAAGAGGATTGATTTCGGCTTCGGGATAGATTTCCTTCAGCTTTTCTATCTTGGCATTGCTCTGACAAAGGATGAGACGGTCACCGTCCAGAATGTATTTGCCGTCATACGGATACACCTTGAAGGTATCCCTTGCGATTTCAGACAGCTTTTTCTGTTCTGCGGTCACAGGCATTCCCTTGAAGATGCCGTTGTCGCCGCAGCGGATTCCGTTTGCTTGGTTGTCGGCAAGGTGTCCGTCCTGCGGCACTTCCACATAATCTACCGTGAGATTTCCGGCAATGCGGTGAACGGCGGCGGTCACATCTGTCTGATCCAACGGAGCGGAAGTTTCCGCAATGATGTGGCACACACCGTGACCGATAAGGATCTCCACCGCAATGCGGGGATTCTCGGATTTTTTGTATGCCAGATCCACCAGTGCACCGGCGATTCGATCTGCCACCTTATCCGGGTGACACGGATTGACTTTTTCAAACATGGCGTTACCCCTTTCTCGCACGGAGCAGGCGTTCCATCAGATCATCCTGCGGCGTTGACTCGCCGTATTCCGTGCTGCAGTTTTCTTTTACGATTTGGAAAAGCTCATTCCAGAGCCGCACCGCCTGGTTCATGTAGTTGATACCGATGTTGATGAACGGAGACGGGATTGGCTTTCCCGTGGTGGGGTGCTTGGAGAGAAAGCCCATGCGGTTGGTCATCTCCTCGCACTGCACCCAACGGGCAGAACACATGGCGTAGCGTTCCAAAAGCTGCGGCGACACCTTGGCGGCGCAGCCAATGCCTTTGAGCCATTGCCAGGTTTCCGTGTAAATCTCCTGTGCCTGCAGGACACTGCCGTCCCGCTGCTCGGCAGACAGGAAATCATGGGGCTTCGGCATATCAACACCCTCGACTTCGGGAATATCCAGCACCTCAAGTTTTCTGCCGCCGGGATTACCGTTATCGGCTTTGTCCTTGACTGCGGATTTCTTTCTTCCCGCACCGGGTCTTGCACCGCCTCTGCCGCCTGTGTTATTCGATTTTGTGGGCATCCAAGTTCACCTCCCTTAATTACCCTTTTGATTTCGCCTTTTTTGCGCACGAAGCCCCGGGCCGTTGCCCGCCCTTAAAGGTCCCGGAGATTTTTATCCCCCTACCGGTCGCCAAGGTCGTGGTGTATCTTCGTATGGCAGGACTGGCACAGGCTCATAAGGTTGTCTCTCGCGTGAGTGCCGCCTTTAGAAACGGGCAGGATGTGGTGAACTTCCTGCACAGGCGTCAGCCGACCTTTCTTCAGACACATCTCACACAGTGGGTGCTCTGCGGCGTAGCGGTCACGGATACGCTTCCACGCTCTGCCGTATTTACGGTTGACATCGGGACTGCGCTCGTATTTATCGTATTTGCGGCGTTCCTCCGTGCGGTGCTGTTCACAGAACTGTCCGTCACAGAGGGTGGGACAGCCGGGGTGAGAGCACGGCCGCAGCGGTTTCTTCGGCATCGTTTCACCTCCTTGCGGTCAAAGAGGTTAGTGCTAAAATGTATGCGAAACCTCTTTGCATAGGAAAAGCCCCACGGGATTTGCTCCCATGAGGCCGTCCTGGATTCTTTTTCGCTATTATAATGATACTACATTTAGGATGGGAACTCTACGGAACTATCGTGTACACTTTTGGCTTTCAGAATATCTGCCACCACATCCAGGGCGCGGTCGTGCAGTTTCTGTATCCATTTTCCGCTGTAGTGCATATCCACGGCAATCTGCTCCCAAGTGTGGAAGCATAGATACCGCTTTTCCAAAAGGATCTGATACTCGGTGTTGTCTACAGACTTGATGACCTCTACGATCCCACGCTTCAAATCCACAAGCCGGTCGATGTCCTTGTTGATTTCTTCCTGCAGGTCAATGATCTTGCATACGGCATCTGCCATCGTGGAGCCGCCGCGATTGGGATTTCTCGGCATACCTGTCAATGTGGCAGTACACTTGGTGGCGAGTTCATTCAGTGATGCGACCTGGGCGATTTTCGCATCAATGCGTTGGTCAAGACGGTGCGCCTGTGAGAGATATTCCTTTGCCGTCATGCTGCCACCTCCTTGCGCACTATGCGGCGAACACCCGTCATGAGATATTCGCCGTCCAGGTCGGTCAGCATCCCGTACCAGCCGGAACGGAAGAACCACTCCAAGGATGTCACGGCATCGGCATAATCCTTGTTGTTCGGAAATCGGTAATGCTGTTTGAGGGCTTTTTTGTAGTCTTTTACGGCCAGTTCTACAATGGCGTTGGCTAATGCCTGATAAGGTTCCATATTCGTACCTCCGATTTCTTGTGATCCTCGGATTGGCACGGATTTTCATAGATTGACTCAGATTTTCAAGTCCGCTTTTACGGCATCGATCAGTGCCGTCTGTGTGAGCTCCTTTTGGGAGAGGGCTTTCATGATGCGGTTGTCAATGGTGCCCTTGGTGACGATGTGCTGTACCACCACGGTTTTGGAGGTCTGTCCCTGCCGCCACAAACGGGCCACTGTCTGCTGATACAGTTCCAAACTCCAAGTCAGTCCAAACCACACCAGCGTAGAGCCACCGGATTGTAGATTCAAACCGTGTCCGGCAGAGGCGGGATGGATGAGCGCTACTGGAATTTCTCCGTTGTTCCATCTGCGGATGCTGTCGGAGTCGTCCAGGCGTGAGAACGGGATATGCAGATTCTTCAACCGTTCCGAGATACGGATAAGGTCATGTTTGAACCAGTATGCCACCAGAATCGGCTTGCCGTTCGCCGCCTCAATGATATCCTCCAGAGCGTCCAGCTTGCGGTCGTGAATTTGAATGACTTCGCCGTTGTCATCATAAATAGCGCCGTTTGCCATCTGGGACAGCTTGCCGGAGAGGGACGCGGCGTTTGCGGCGGTAATTTCGGCATCGCCCAGAGACAGCACCAACTCCTGTTTCAAGTCGGTGTATTTCTGTTTTTCATCATCGGATAGCCGGACGGAGTATTCGCTGCTGACCAGCTCCGGCATTTTGAGGTGGTCTGCTGCTTTCATGGAGATGGTGATGTCGGAAATCTGCCGGTAGATAGCGTCCTCCGCATATGGCAGCGGCTTGTAGCTGTAGACGATTTGTCCGTTGCGCTTGTCCGGCTGAAAATAGTCGGTGCGGTATTTGGTGATAAACCGTCCCAGACGCTTGCCCATGTCCAGAATACGGAACTCCGCCCACAGATCCATCAGACCATTGGAGGCAGGAGTGCCGGTCAGCCCGACGATGCGGTTTACCCTGGGTCTGACCTTCAGCAGTGACCTGAAACGCTTGGTGTTGTGGTTCTTGAAGGAAGACAGCTCATCGATGACCACCATGTCGTAGTCAAAGGGGATACTGCTGTCCTCGATCAGCCACTGGACATTTTCCCGGTTGATGATGTAGATGTCTGCATTGCGCATGAGAGCCGCTTTGCGTTCCGCTTCGCTGCCGACCACCACAGAATAATTAAGACCGTGGAGATGATCCCACTTTTGCAGCTCTGCGCTCCAAGTTTCCCGCGCCACTCTGAGGGGAGCGATCACCAGCACCTTGTGTACCTCAAAGCTGTCGAACAGCAGGTCGCCTATGGCGGTGAGGGTGATGCTCGTTTTGCCGAGACCCATATCAAGCAGGATCGCCGCAATGGGGTGCGTCTCGATGTAGTCAATGGCGTATTTCTGGTATTCATGCGGTTCGTATTTCATCCAGTATCCCTCCGATCTGCTCCGGGCCGTCAAGGACATATACCTTGAAGCCCAGCCGCTGCAGCAGTCCGTGTCTGGCAGCCTGCAGCGGTCGCGGTTTCTTGCCCGGCGCCTTGACCTCCACAAAGCCGATCTTGCCTTCCGGCAGAAGCACGATGCGGTCGGGCATTCCGTCGAATCCCGGAGACACGAACTTCGGGCAGATGCCGCCTATCTGCCTTACCGCGCTTGTCAGTTCCTGTTCGATTTCTTTTTCTCGCATCTGACATACTCCTCCCAGCATTCTTCAAAAACAGCCAGGCACTCTCTGCAGGCGTCGTTGCTCACCAGATACTTATGGATGAGGTCATGCCATCCCTTGAATTTGCAGGGACGATTGCGAGGGAATTTTTCAGAGTCCCTTACCATATCTCTTGCCAGGTTTCCTTTTGGGCTGTCGCTTTTTCTGTAGTTTCGCGTCATGAATGTGTAGAACGTCATTTGATTTACCTCCGTGTTCTCAGAAACTAAAAATCCTTACGCGCGCAAATATGCGTGATTTACGGTTTCTGTGTGGGTTATTTACAGCTTTCATACTTTTATATTTTTTCAGGAACACAGGAACAATGCCTTCAAAGATGCCTTGCGGCGGCACATTCGGTGTGTTCCGAGGGGTGTTCCCGGTGCTGTTCCCAGGAACATCCGCCGTCGCCGGGAACTGTTCCTTGTTCCTGGGCGTTCCCGAAAAATCAGTCAGGAACATCGCCGGGAACAAAGACGATCTGGGGACCGTAGGGCTTGACCCGTTCCTTTTTCTCCTTGCGCGTCCAGCCCAGTTTGGTGAGCATCGCCGTCAGAGTGTTGGATTCGGCGCGGCCGAGATTGCCCTGGTCCTTGCCGAAGAGCTCGCACCAGATCTCCATGTTGCACACTCTGGTGCGGCGCACGGTGCCGGTGCGTCCGATGTTGTCCGCGCCGGAGCCGGCAAGGAACGCACGGCGGTCGAACAGATCCATGCCGTCCCACTCCGCGGGCAGAAGGGTCTCCAGGTATTCACGCACCAGCCCCTCGCGCTCATCGGACTCCAGTGCGTCCCGCTGTTCTTCCTTTGCGAGGGACTCGAACTCCGGCGCAAGATGCAGCTTTTCTCCGGCTTTCACATACTCCAGAACCTCCGCCCATATCTGAGCGATCTCATCCGCGGCGAGATCCCAGGAGTGCTTCGTGCCGCCGCCGGGCGTTTTCACGGGCCAGAAACGGCGGTTGCCCGTGGTGTCCCGAAGATAGCCGGACTCGGCGTTGGTGGTGCCGAAGAAGATGCACTGCCGGGGATGGGGCGTCGCCCGTCTGCCGAAGGCGGCGCGATAGATATCGTTCTGCCGGGACAGGAAGGAGCGCAGGGTTTCCACCTCCGCTTTCCGCAAACCTGCCAGTTCGCCGATCTCCAGGATCCAGTAGCCCTGCAGCTTCTCCGCAGCGGTCTTGTCCTTGGTGTCGCCCAGGTTCAGGCTGTCAGAGAACCACTCGCCGGCAAGCCTTGAAATGAGGGTGCTCTTTCCGATGCCCTGAGGACCGTTCAGCACCAGCATGGTGTCGAATTTCACGCCCGGCTCCTGCACACGGCGCACGGCGGCGCACAGCGTCTTTCGGGTAACGGCGTGGACATAGGGGCTGTCCTCGGCACCGAGATAGTCGATCAGCAGGGTGTCCACGCGGGGAACCCCGTCCCATGCGGGCAGAGCGTCCAGATATTCCCGGATGGGGTGATAGGAGCGGTCGTCCGACACCTTGGTCACGGCGATCTGGTAATTGCGCTGGGAGAAGGTGCCGTAATGGGAATCCACATAGCTGATCAACTGGGCGTCATCCGCGTCCCGCCAGTATTTGGACGGATGCTTCCAGGGCACCTCGCCCTTGATCTCCATGCCGTCCAGCTGTTGGTTGAAAACGATGTTCTTGAGCTTTGGGTCGTTTTGCAGGATCAGCGTGATGTTGTGCAGGTTGTTTTTCAGCACCGTGGAGCGGGATTCGTATTGCAGCCGCTTCTGCCAGTCGTTTTCCTCCGTCTCCGAGAAGTCGGTCCCGGCGTCACCCAGCCGCTCCTGCGCCGCCAGCAACTTGACGGAATCCTGCTGCATGGCGAAGCCGCACATGGCGGTGAAGGACGCTTTGTCATCCAGATCGCCGAAGCGGTGGACGCGCACGATGTCAAAGGCGTTGCACAGCTTGAGGTATGCGGGGTCTTTGGCATGGTGGCTGTAAACGAACTTATCTTCTTTGATTTCTACACCCGCCATGCTTTTTGAGGAGATCAGATGCCAGCGGCTGTCGCTGTCTGTGGGTTCGTAGACATCGGAGAGAAAAGTCTCCAGCGCGGCGGTCACAGGATAATATACACGGTTGAACAGCCCCACAACGCCGTCTTTGGTCAGCGGGTCCTGCACCTTCTGCTGCGCGGCGGTGTTGGCCTTGCTCTCCCTGGATGAGGTGGGCAGACGGGTGGGGGCCGTCCATTCCGGGTGTCTGCCGAGAATATCGTCCGGGTCGAGCCAGCCGCCGTCCGTCTCCTTGTATACGAAACTGCCGTTGGCGGGCGTGGACGGCCAGTACATCATCTGGTTCGGCTGGTAGGAGCACTCGTCAAAGAAGTCGATGCCCAGCATCTCCGCGACATAGCGGGACAGCGCCACAAACTCCTCCGGGGAGACATCCCTTATAAGCGGGATCACCACGCGGCACCGGGGCGCGTCGTCCGTACTGCTGTGGGTGGTATAGAGAACCGATGTATAAGGGCATAGGGATTCATAATTTTTCAGAAAGTCCGGGTCGATGCGGTCTCCGTCCAGGGACAGCATGGAGCGGCTGGCGACGGTATCGATCTTTCTGCGGCCGCCCTCCAGCACACCGGCCACAAAGCCGCCGTGATCCTTGGCGGCGTCCCGCTGCGCCTTGCTCATCCTGGCGTATTCCTCGGCGGACTCGGTGGTGCGGACGGTCACCTTCAGCCGTTCCTTCAACTCATCGAAGGAAACGGTCTTGTTGACCCACTTCTTTGCCTGCCGGTTGTTTCCGTAGGCAATTGCCAGATTACGCATGGTTTTTTACCTCCTCGCATTCCTCGGTAAAGTAGCGCAGGCGGTAATTCTTCCACTTGGCTCTTCTGATTTCCGTGTCCATGCCGCTTGAAATCTTGTCTCCGAACACCCATACCTCGGAGCACTTGCTCATGAGGGCGTTGCCGAAGAACAGCCCCAGCTGACGCTCTTTTGGATCGCCGTCGTTCAGAAACTGCGGAAACAGCAGATGCGGCGCAATGGGGATAAAGCCGCTGTCCACGGCGAACCGGCTGTATTTCCTTGCGGCGGCGACATTCTTTTCTATCTCTCCGGCATAGGGAGAGCAGATGTACACGATAGGGCGAAAGGCTCTCAGCGCCTTTTCTTCCTTTTCTACGGCGGTCATCGCCGCGTAAGCGGTCGGGTCGTAATACCCCTCGCTGTTGAATTTATTGATACTCATTGGATATACCTCGTCAGTCTTTCTTGTAAAAATCCGTTTCATAGCCATCGGCGCGAAGCAACAGTCCCTTCGCCCAGGGCGGCGTTCTGCCCATCCGGTCGCAGACCGCCTGCAGGGACATCTCACGGTCGGCTTCGATGACCAGTTCGTCATGGATGTGCATGACGATGTCGCAGCGGCGGAGCGTTTTCATGGCATAGCAGAGGATATCGCGGGCGGTCGCCTGGACGATGTTCTCCACGAACTTGGGACCGTAGCTGTCCAGCCGCTCCCATTTCTTCGTGCCGCCGACGCCCTCGTAGGTGATGCAGGAGCCGCCGAACTTGTTTGTCCCGATTTTGGGCTTCACATAGGCAAGGCTTCTGCCGGATGGCAGCGTGATGAACAGCACCCCGTTTCGGCAGGAGAAAACAATGCCGTGTGTTTTTGTGGTGGTCTTACGAGTCACGGCGTCCATGACGGCGCGGTCTACCGCCCACCAAAGCTGTACGATCTTTGGATTTGCCTGCCGCCAGGCTATGACCAGCGGCAAAAACTCGTCCTCGGTCAGCCCCATGTCCAACGCGCCCATTGCCTTCAGCGCGCCGACCGAGCCGCCGTAGCCGAGAGCCAGTTCCGCGATTTTGCCCTTCTGCCGCAGATGTCCGTTGACGCCGTGCTTTTCCACAGGAACGCCGAACATCTGCGACGCCGATGCGCAGTAGATGTCCTTGCCGTCGGCAAAGACCTGCTGACGCCATGTCTCTCCGGCAAGCCACGCGATGACTCTCGCTTCAATGGCCGAGAAGTCCGCCACGATGAATTTGCGGCCGCTTTCGGGAACGAACGCCGTGCGGATCAGCTGGGAAAGGGTGTCCGGCACATCTTCAAACAGAAGCTCCACGCCCTCGAAGTTTCCGCTGCGGACAAGCGCTCTTGCTTCGGCAAGATCGGCCAGGTGGTTTTGCGGGAGATTCTGCATCTGTATGATGCGGCCAGCCCACCGGCCTGTGCGGTTGGCTCCGTAAAACTGGAACATTCCTCTGGCGCGGCCATCGGCGCAAACTGCCGTCTCCATGGCCCGGTATTTCTTCACGGAGGACTTGGCGAGCTGCTGCCGCAGCGTCAGCACCTTCCGCAGCTCCGGCGGTGCTGTTTTCAGAAGCTCTGCCACAGCCTTTTTGCCGAGCGTATCCGTTTCCAGACCGTTGTCGGCGAGCCACAACTTCATCTGCTGCACGGAGTTGGGATTATCCAGATCGGTCAGTTCCTTCATTGCCGCCGTCAGTTCGGAGCGGGAACGGGCGTCCATAGCGATGGCTTGACGAACCAGTTCCATATCCAGCGAGACGCCTCGGTCGTTGATCTCCTGGTCGATGCGGTATTCGTCCCAGACGATCTCCGGCACGGGATACTTGGAAAGCCGTGCCTTAATGGACATCTCGGTCTCCACATCGCGGATGTTGTACTTTTTGAACGTCTGCCATTTATCCGGGGCGTGTGCCGGAAGATTGCGGGTACGCCCGCCGTTGGTCTTTGTCGGAGTGCAGGGCTGGCAGAAATACTTGATCAGTTCCTTGCCCTCGGTCAACTTCTGCTTTTCAAGCCCCAGCACGGCGCCGACGCCTTCCAGCGAAAGCGGAAGTCCCATCGTAGCGGCCCAGACCATGGAGCAGCGCCACGACCGAGGATCGAGATACTGCCCGGTCGGGTAACCGAGAAAGCGGGACAGGCAGACGCGTTCGAACGCGGCGTTATATGCCCACTTGGTGACGGAATCGTCTTCCAACGCGGCAAGGATCTCCGCCGGGATAGGTTCTCCGCAGGCGAGATCGACCAGACGGACGGGCGCGCCGTCAATGCTGTAGGCAAAGAGAAGGATCTCAAAAGAAGGAGACGCCACATAGCGGTACACGCCGGTCTTGGGGAGCGGCTGGTCGCTGAAAGTCTCAAGATCGATAGAGATCGTTTTCACATCATCACATCCTTTTTCATCCCCAACAGGGCGGCAGATCGCTCCGCCGCCCATAGGGAGGATACTTACTTGTCGAGCAAGCTCTCCATGCGCTTGGCATGGTATTCCTTGTCGCGTTCCGCCTGCGCCAGCTCGCGCTTTTCACGCTTGCGGTCATAAATGAAAGACTGGACAGCGGTCACCAGGAAGCTGATGCTGATGTACAGCCAGACGAACAGAAGTGCGGTGAGAAGAATGGTCTGAAATGTTGTCATGATGTTTTACCCCCTTGCATTAACCGAGGAAATCCTCGTCGTCATCGGTCGCAAAATCTGCCTCGGCGCTTGCCTTGCCGCCCAGCGGCTCTCCGGCGCGGATGAGCTGCAGGTTGTTCAGCCCACAGGCGATGCCTTTATTTCCGTTCGAGTTGAATGCGTACAGGTTGATGCTGGCGCGGCCGTATACGCCGGAATAGACCTCGGAGCGGGTCAGCACCGGGTTACGGTCGGCGTCCACGATGCCGGGAGCGGTGGCGGAGTTGGCGTTGATAAAATAGCTGTTGGCATAGGCGGGATCGTCGGGGCGTTCGATATCGCCGTCACGGAGCGGGTTCTTGATAGCGGCGAGGGGCGGCACGCTCTTGCTGCTGCCCTTCAGCTTGGACTGGCCTTCCTGATAGGCGGCTTCGATGGCTGCCTTGATCTTGGCTACCGTCCGAGTGTCGGACTTGGGGATGATGAGGCTGACGCTGTATTTCGGCGTGCCGCCGTTGATGGACTTCGGCTCCCACACGTTGGCGTAAGACCAGCGGGTGTCGGGACCGGTGATGACTTTCATAGGGTTGTTGACTTTGTTTGTATTGTTAGACATATTAAAAATCCTCCATAAAATCTGATTTTGCGGTGTTCATTGCCGGGCGCTTGTCGCTCGACCGCACGAGCGTGGGTTTGCCCTGCGGCTTTTCAATGTAGGGCGAGAGAAGTTCCTCAAAGCGGCTCCTGCCGAGCAGCTTCTGCATAGCGGTGACGCCGAGGACCTTGCGTTCATAGGGATCGAGGCCCGCGCCTTCCACAGCGGCGGCGACGGTGGCTTCACTGGTATATCTGCGGTTGGAGCGGCCTTCTACCAGCTTCCAGCCCGGCCAGTCCTTGCCGCTGACGGCCTGCTGCAGGGCGTATTCTTTCACATCGGATGCCCATGCGGTCAGTGCGTCGACCTTGCCGAGAATGTCGGCGATCTTCTCATCGTCGAGGAGTGCGGGCATCTCGAAGTCGTAGCGGGCAAGCGCCAGATTCGCTTCGGCTCGTTCCCGGCACTCGGCCTTTGCTTTGCAGAACCGGCACCATTCGCCGCAGTGGAACTCGCCCTGACCGTCATAGGCCAGCTTTGCCTTTTCGGAGAGTTCGCCTTCCGCCCATTCGAGCAGAGCGGCTTTCTCAATGCAATCTGTGCTGACATTGCCCTTGCGGGGCTGGAAGATCGTCATGCGGATGGTGTCGATATCGTAGATGCCGTCGAATATCTCCAAGGCACCCAATGCGTAGAGTCGCATCTGCGGATTCCCCACGGCGCTGACCTCGACGCCTTTGCCGTGCTTGTAATCCACGATGTTCATAACGCCGTCCGCGATCACGATGCAGTCAGCCGTTCCGAAACCGTCCTGCACCCAGCGGGAGAAGTCCACTCGCTGCTCGATGCACACCACCGGGTCGGCGCAGGTCTGCTTTGCCGTCTCCACGATTTCCAGCACATAGGCGGCATAGGCTTCGGCGCAGTCCTCCATCTCCGGGTTGTACCAGGAGAGACTCTCAATGATGTCTTCTGCCCGAATGCCGAGCGCCTGCTTCAGACGCATCTCGCATAAAGCGTGGCAGTCAGTCCCCTCGGCGGCATAGTCGCTGCCCTTGTCCTCGTAGGCTTCGCAGAGCCTTGCGGAAGGCGGGCAGTTGAGCCAACGCTCCGATGAGGATGCCGACAGAACGGCGTGTCCTTTAGGTGGCATCGGTCAGCACCTCCGCGTCCGCAAGCAGGGCTTTGTAGTTTGCGGGATCTACGCCGGACAGCTTGGAAGCACCGTACTTCTGCAGCAGAGCGCGGATCTCGGCGGTATGCCCCTTGCGGGATTTTTCCGCAAGCACGGCTCTGACCTGCTCCAGCGTAAGCGCAGGCTCGGCAGGAGCGGCAGCGTCATGGCCTTCGTCCGCCGATGTGGTGCCAAACATCTCTGCCAGTGTGTCCGCCACCTCGTTAATAGCGGCGGCTGCGCTGCGCAGGTCTTTGATTGCCTGATCCAGTTCGCTGAATTTGCCCATTGACGGTGCCTCCTTCCTTGATTTGCTTCTGCCTGATGGCGTGGGTTACGCTTTTTGCCAGGTTTGCGGATACGATGATGAAGTCGAGGAGAATATCTGCGAGTTCTTCCTCGTAGGACATCATCTTGTTGTCATTCGCATACATCGTTTTTCACCTCCCGAAGGCGGCTGGGGTTTCGCTGTGCGACCCGCCTTCGTTTACATAGGAAAAATGTCAACCCCCTCCGGGAGGTGCGATGTACTTAAGGCTCGTCCAGCTCTGCCATCAGCTTGGCGAGACGGGCATGGATCTTTTTGAGGCGGTTGTTGACAGCCTGACGGGATACCCCTTGCTCACGGGCTACGTCCGCGCCGAACTGCATCTCACCGTAGATGGCGTAGACCAGGTCGACCTGCTCCGGGGTGAGCTTGTCCATGGCGAGGAGCAGCTTGCCGATGCGAGGGTCTTCCCGAAGGGCGTCCCGGAAGCTGCGCTGTCTGCGCTGCGGGATGAGATCCATAGGATGCGGGGTGCGGCCGCTCCCGTCGGCGCTGTGGGCGCTCTTCTTAGCTTCAAAAACTTTATCGATATGGCGGTCGTCCGCATCCAAGCGGCGTTCCTCCTCGGCATCCATCTCATCGAGCATGGCGCGCAGTTCGGGCGTAAAGCCGCCGTCACCGACCGTGATGATCTCACGGCGGTAGTCCTTGATTGCTTCGTCCCAGACGCGGTACACATAGTTGCCGTTTTCATCTACATAGGTCTCACGGTTGGGGTTGTACCGAGTCTTGCGCTGGTACTGCTTGTCGTTGCTTGGCATTTATTTGGCTCCTTTCAGATTCGTGAGAAATCCGTAGGGAGCCGCAAAATCCGTTTATAGAAACGAAAAGACGACAGAACGATACCCGGTTTCAGGTATCCGTACTGTCGTCTGGCGCTCTCACGGATTTCTATTTGATTGTTTGGTCTCCTTATTTCACATACTCGTGGGTAACCTTGAGTGTTCGGTCTGCATTGGCGGTAATCCGGGTAATGCAGTCTTTCTTGCGAATTACGATGACCTTGCCGTCTGTGCTTTTATCACAGACTCGCTTGTCATCAAGGTTTTTTATCTGTTCCATCGTTGCTCCTTTCTGCGGAAACTATAAGTTCCACTCAATCCAAAAAAAATAATTCATTCAGGTCTGCATCAGGAAATGCCTTGATGAGACCGCCGATGCACTTCTTGCCGCCCACACGCTTTCCGCGCAGAAGTCGGCTCACTTCCATTCGGGAAACGCCCATCTTCACGGCAAGCTGGCTGCCCGTCCACTTATGGCGTACCATTTCATTCTTTATGTATTCTATGTTTGGTTTCATGCGTACTCCTTTCTGAAACCTAAAGGTTCCACGCTGCTTAAAAGAGAGACCGACTGCCGTGGTCGGTCACGATTTGGAACCTTATGGTTCCGTTTTCTATAGTATACACCTTTAGGTTACAAATTTCAAGGTGTTTTCAAAAATAGTGTTGCTTTTAGGTTACAGCTATGGTATAATGAGAGTGGTTCAAGCAAGGAGGACTGAATTATGAACGATCTTGGAACATATATAAAGGAAAAACGAACTGAAAAAGGACTGTCCATCAGACGGCTTGCGGAACTTGCCGATATCAGCCATACTGAAGTGAAGCGAATAGAGGACGGGCTTAGAAAACAGACATCTCCACAGGTACTTCGCTCCATAGCTTCCGCACTCGGTGTTCCTTACGAAGATTTGATGGCTGCTGCCGGATATATTGATGAGCCTATTGAAGAAACTGGCACAGCTGTTGCAGGAATTAGGGACGCCGAAGATTTGAGCCAAGATGAGATTGAACAAGTAAACCAGTATATAGCTTTTCTTAAGAGCCAACGTAAATAAGTAGCGAGGTGCATCACAATAGGAGTTGATGCACCTCCTCTTATCATAGGCGTACTGGAAGGCGTACAAGCTCTACAGCAGGGAACCTATCCTGCGCTTCAGACCTAATCTCGTCGTAAAGATTTAATGAGCCCGTCAAATCTTCAATGGTTATTGCGAGAGCGTATTCGATTTCCTGCTCATCTTGCACATCATACCTCGTGTGTAGTTGAAGCCAAACCTCCCAATCACCGCTTGACAAACTGGACAACGTCTTTTCAAAATGAAAACAGGTATCCCATTCTTTTCGTCCGTCAGTTTCAGGCGGATTTTTTGATTCGGCCTTCTTATTACCATTAATTATGTGGAGTGATGCATTCACATAGGCTCCCAAGTACTCCTCACCTTTGTTGTTGTCTACAGGTGATTGCGTGACACAGGTGACAATCACCCTGATCTTAGCGTTTCGCTTCTTCATATCGAGAGAGTCGCACACCTTCGGCATTAGGAATTTTACGCGTTGTTTATCCAGCTTGTTCATCGTTCCCGCATGAAGGAATGTCACACGGTTCATGGTTGAGAACATACTGGTCAGAGGTGATGAAATCCCTCTGCCGTAAAGATTGCCATAGTAATTATTATCGTCCTTGTCCGGTTTATCTCTCTTATCAGGCTTTACCGGCATCTCCGCTCCATGATAGAGAAGGGTCTCTGCAAGTAGAATGTTGCCACTTGGAACCGATGTGAGTATTTCGGCAAGATCACCAGCAACAACAGGCGCAGAAAAACTCGTGCCTGCATCTAACGCCCACTTGTTTTCTGCATCAAGCAATAAGGAATACTCGTCAGGCGGTATACTACCACCTTTCAACTTTGTGCCAGCATAAGCAACGATATCTGGTTTTCTGAACCCTTGAAAACCAGGCCCTATCCTTGAATATGGCGCAACTTCCCGCTTTTGACTTATGCTGCCGGTATGGTCACTACCGACAATGGCTCCTACTGAGATATTCAGCATTGAATCGGACGGTGCTGCAACATGGCTATCATCGTCATCAAAAATTTTTTCAAGAGAATCTTCAACTTCATACAACATATGATTGCCTACAGCAATAACAAATTTTACGCCATATGACACCGAGAGAACATCCAGTTCATACCCAAGCAGACTTATTTCATCTCCCTGAATCGGAACCTTGGCAGCTGATGACAAGTTGAAAATTTTCGTTATGTCCTTATATCGAAGAACTGCCTCTCTAATTCTTGAAACCATTGTTTCTGTTGAAATATACTCTGGATTGTCAGAGTTCGGATCTTCACCACGAATATTGCAATCGATAATTCTGGCACGGGGAATCATCGTTCCCTGACTCATTTGAACACCGAGTTGTGCAAAAGCGACTTTTCCGGCTACATTCGTACCATGTTTCTTGTCACCTTCGGCTGCACCAGCCGGAGTCCAATGCTCTACTACAATCGGTTCAAGTGCAGGAGGGAAGTCTACGCCAGTATCAAGAACAGCCACAATAGGCAAATCATCCACTTTCACAGTCGGATCAAGCGTGACTTGCTGCAAAGCAGGCATAGAAGCTGCTGGGGCAATACCATAAAACCCCGTCGGTGCAACATGGCAAACTACAGTGTCTTCTGAAACTACAGACAGTTTATCAAGTGGAATTTTGGCACGAATGATAGGTGTTGCGTCGGATAGCTTATAGGGGCTTCCGACAAGTTGCCCTTCATTCTGCTGGATAGTTTTGATTAAGTTTTGTTCCGCACGAGCCTGTCCTTCCGCACCAATTTGACTGGTTAAAAGCTCCTCTCTGATTTCAACGTCAATAAGCTCTTTTCCCATCTGCTCAATAAGCGTCTTTAGAGAAGGCGATTGCTTGTCGATAGGATCAGGAAAACGGAAGCCATCAATATCTTGAAAGCGTTTATCAACCTTTTTATTGTCCCCATAATTTTTGATTCTTCGCTGAAGAGTATCAAATTTTGATTTTGACGTAGACACAATGGCATGGTGTGAGTCGCGGACAGAAGTGATTGACATTCCTTCTTGTGCGAGAAAATCGCGGATAGCCTTATTGGAGAATTTTGTATCGTCTGGCAGAACCACTTCAAAAAGACGGATATCCTCGTCCTTCAGAGAATCGCCGCTTTGGACGCGAGTATATGCAGACACAACATCCTGCAAACCACTTGAAAGTTTGCTCCCATGCTCTGCACGATCCAATCCTCTATCTTTCGTTCTTGCCGTAGGGACATATTCTACGTGATCGACATCGTCCTCAGTAATCAGGAGATGCGGTCTGAAATCATCTGCCATACTTACTCATCCACCTCTTTGCCTTTGGTTAACTTATTGATCTGATAGCTGAGAGTGTTATGTGGCATTCCGATTGCCTTGGCAAGCGTCCGAATGCTGACTCCCTTTTCTTTCAGATTGGCGGCTGCGTCCACCACGCTTGCGCCGTTCGAATTATTCGTCATTTGCTGAATCAGCAGCTCTATCATGTCCTCCATCATAACAGGCTTATCCGTGGTCACATAGCGCTTGGCGGCGGAGATAACCAGTTCTTTTATCTGTGCCACACTACGGTCAGCGGTAAGGTCTGTTAATTTCTGCACATCTACCTCGGTTTCAACGGTATATTCCTTGAACCAGCGCTGTATCAGTTCGCTCCGCTGGTCGGCATCAGGATATCCGATGTTGATGGTGTAGTTAAAGCGCCGGAAGATGGCGGGGTCAAGCAGATGTTCGTGATTGGTTGCCGCAATTAAAAATACATTTGACGGCATATTGTCAAAATTCTGGAGCAGAGCCGTAACGACGCGCTTCAGTTCACCCATCTCGTGACCGTCATCACGTTTCTTGGCGATAGCGTCAAATTCATCCAAGAAAAGGACAATGTTCTGATTACCCACGCTGGAAAATATCTTCCTTAAGTTTACGCTGGTCTGCCCAAGGTAGGAGGACACAAGACCGTCTATCCTCACATACGCCATAGGGAGATTCAGTTCGTGTGCAATGGCGTGTGCCGTCATCGTTTTTCCGCATCCTGGAGGTCCGCAGAGCAGCAGACGGTTTGCAGGAGGGAGATTGTGCTTTGCCAGTTTACTGTTGTTATGGCGTTCCTCCAAAATCTGAAGGAGGAGCTTCCTCTGATTTTCAGGTAGGACAACATCGGAAAGAGAGATGTCCGAGTGAACGATATCATATAGTTCCAATAGACTATCCTTGTCTCTCGGAGTGAATGAATTTCCACCTGCGGACTGGGCAGCAAAACCGCCTCCGGCTGGCTGCCCGACATCGGGTCTCTTCATGAGTGTTATGTTCTTTCCTTTATATGCATCGAGGAGCATACTGGAAACACGGCTGTTTCCCTTTTTGTCCTCGTCGGCCGCCAAAGCCTCCACAGCGGTTTTGAAGGAACTCTCGTCCCCGGAGCAATGAGCGGCGATAATGTTTGCGATCAATTCGGCTTTCATAGTCTATCGATTCCTCTTTCTCAGTCATAGCAGCGGACTGTAACTTTTAGTTTACACCATTCCGGCTTGATTGTCAATAGGAAACGCGAAAAAATTTGAACACCATTGAACACAGCCTTAATTCCTGTTTCTGAGCCTCATCTGATTTGCAAAATTTAAATTTGCGTTCTCGCACATAACTCTTGATTTTAGAAACGGAATGTGCTATAATAACTTATAACTGTTGAGTTACTTCGAAGAAACGAATTTTACCGGAAACAAAGGGTTACGATTTTGAGGAGCGTATGCATGGTTATCAGCTATAAAAAATTATGGAAATTGCTTATAGATAAAGACATGAAGAAGCAGGACTTAAGGACGGCTGCGCAGCTGAGTTCCTCTACCGTGGCGAAGCTCACGCACGGAGAGAATGTTAGTACGGCGGTTCTCTTAAAGATATGCACTGCCCTTCAGTGCGACATAGCTGACATCATGGAAGTCGTGCCGGATGGGAGTCCTATATCTGAGGAACAGCCCTCGGAAAGGATATGAGGCGTAGATATGTTTAATTTCGGAAATGCAAACAAGGGGCAGAGGGAGGCGATATCTGCTGCTGAAGGACCCGTACTCATCACTGCTGGACCGGGAACAGGCAAGACCTATACGCTTGTTCAACGTGCGATCTACCTCATAGAGGAATGCAATGTAAAGCCTGAAAGCATCTTCATTGCTACATTCACGGAGAAAGCTGCAAAGGAACTGATTACAAGAATCACGAACGAACTGTCGAATCGTGGTATCGTGGCGAACATTAATGAGATGTATATCGGCACATTCCACTCGCTCTGTCTTCGCATTTTGAAAGAGCATCTTGAGTTTACGAGGCTTCGCAGGAACTACCGTCTTCTGGATTCCTTCGACCAGCAGTATATGGTGTTTCAGAATATTCATCGTTTCAGAAATATCCCGGAAGTGGAAATTGCCTTGCCGAACGGCGGCGCATGGAAACAGTCGGAGTCTATTTGTAACTATGTGAATAACCTCTCCGAGGAATTGGTGACGCCGGAAGAACTGATATCCGACAGCAATCTTTCAATTTCCGCTCTCGGAAGGATGCTGAAGGAATACCGCAATATCCTCACTGAAGGTAATCTGATGGACTTCTCATCTATCCAGATTGAAGCCTACCGTCTGCTCTGCGACCATATCGACATCCTCGAAGAGATGCGTTCCAAGGTCACACACATCATGGTCGATGAGTACCAGGATACAAACTTTATCCAAGAGCAGATTGTGTTCCTCCTCGCAGGCGATCGCAAAAATATCTGTGTGGTCGGTGACGACGACCAGGGCTTGTACCGTTTCAGAGGTGCTACCATCCGTAATATCCTGGAGTTTCCGCAGAAATTTGCTGATGGCGAATGCCGTATTATCTCCCTGGTCATCAACTATCGCTCCAACAGCGACATTGTTGATTTTTATAACCGATGGATGGATACCACGGACGGCGCAAAATTCAAGTTCCGCTGGGAGAATTTTCGCTATAAAAAGCGAATTGAACCGCATGAGAAAACCTCGCTTCACAGCCCCGCGGTCGTGAAACTTGCGGGCGTAGACGATACAGATGAATGGCATGAGAAAATCTTATGGTTCATTAATGAGTTGAAATCGTCCGGCAAACTGACGGACTATAATCAAATAGCGTTTCTCTTCAATTCGGTCAAGCATCCGAAGGTCACGGCGCTTGCCCGTTTTCTGGAGCAGAATCATATAAATGTTTACTCGCCGCGCTCGGATATGTTTTTCCAGCGTGACGAGATACGGCTTGCTCTCGGCTGCCTTATGCTGATGTTCCCGTACTATGTGCAGGGGCTTGAAAACGGCGAATACACTTTCCTGCAGCCGGAGCACCTGACTTATTATCGTAACTGCATCATGCTGGCGAACGAGTACCTGACGCAGCCGGAACACTCCGACCTGCTGAAATGGATACGCCACAGAGGGAAAGAGCACGTCGGCCTCACCGACGCAACAGACTATGCTTACTGCGGACTTCTGTACCAGCTGTTTGAATTTCAGCCTTTTGTGGGGATTCTCGATACTGAAATGGATGTCGGTGTGGTCGATATCCGCCCGGCACGGAATCTTGCCAAGCTGACACAGATCATCGGCAAATTCGAGTACCTCCACCGAGTGGATGTCTTGGATGCGAGGGAATACCGGAACAAACGCCGTATTGATCAGAACACAGAGATGCTCTTTAATCTGTATCTCCGTCTGCTCTTTGACGGCGGAATCACGGAGTATGAGGACGATTCGGAGTATGCGCCGAGCGGATGTGTTTCGTTCCTCACTATCCATCAGTCCAAGGGGATGGAGTTTCCGATTGTTTTCGTTGATTCCTTGGCAAATGTGCCAAGGAAGAATACAAATGACCTCATGTTGCGGATTGAGGAGCGGTACTTCAAGCGCCCGGCGTTCGAGCCTTACGATGTCACGAAATACTTTGACTTCTGGCGTTTGTACTACACCGCCTTCTCCCGCGCACAGGATTTACTGATACTGACCTGCTGCGAGGATAAAAGAACGCCCAGCAACTATTTCAAAGATATCTATGGCGAACTGCAATCTGTGGAAAGCCCCGGATTTGATATAACGGAGTTTGACTTCAAGCCGGTAAAAGCTGTGAATGTCAAAAACACCTATTCGTTCACATCGCATATCACGGTTTACGAGACCTGTGCTTTACAGTACAAGTTTTACAAGGAACTGGAGTTCATGCCTGTTCGTGCGAACGCTATGCTCTTTGGTACACTCGTGCATGAGACGATAGAGGACATACACCGCGCCGCTCTCCGGCACGAGGATCAGACGATTACAGAAGAGAATGTCAGCCTCTGGTTTGACTCCAACTATGTATCGCTTACGAAAACCGAGCATACTTACCTTGCCGGACCCCAGCGAGAGGCAGCACTTAAGCAGGTGCTTCGCTACATGGAGCGGCAGCATGGGGACTGGTCGCAGATACAGCAGGCGGAAGTCGATGTTTCGTTGGTAGAACCTGACTATATAATTGAGGGCAAGATCGACCTCATCCGCGGCGAAGGTGACACGGTAGAAATTGTGGACTTCAAAGCCGAGCGAAAGCCCGATATGGAGAAAATGCGGGCCAGGCTTGAACAGTACAGGCGGCAGCTTCATATCTACGCCCATCTCGTGGAGGAGCGCACCGGGCAGAAGGTCAGCAAGATGCACCTCTACTATACCGGCGAGGATGGCGGGGTGCCGACCATTACATACCCGTATACGAAGTCCGCTGTGGAAGGAACGATGGCGGTGTTCGATGATACGGTACATAAAATCATGAAGAAGGATTTCCGCCGCTGCGCCGATGACCCGAAGGTCTGCAATGCGTGTGACTTCCGATTCTACTGCAGAAATAAATGAGGAAGGGAGTGATTATATGGCTGAACACCGAGTCAGGAAAAATAACATCATATACATCATTCCCGATGATGATCTCTTTGCAAAATGGAAAAGCGATGAGGCTTTTATCGATGACTATGGGAGACTCATGAATCGAAAGCCACACAGGGTTCTGAAGGAACTGAAGCACTACGTAGATAACGCACCTCTGGTTCAGCGGAGCACCTCAGCACCTCCAGTAGCTCCCGTCAGGAACAGTTCTCCGGTCAAGGAGTACATCAAAGACAGCGTCCGGGAGACTGCAAGGGAAGCTACCGAAATCATAGTCGATAGAGCTGTGGACGTTTTTTTCTACGAGGTGCTGCCGAATGTGTGGCATAAGCCAAGGTCAAGTGTTCCACGGCGCGAGATAGAAGCAATCGTTCATACCTTTTATCCGGCGATTGCGGCTTTCTTTGAATCGGAGGAAGGCAAGCGGGAGTACGAGGAGTGGAAGGCTAAACAGGAAGAACGAAAGGAAAAGAAAACACCTGCCGAACAGTCGGCATAACCAAAGCCCTTGCGGACCGTGGACATTCCACCGCCCGCAAGGGCTTCTTCTATTTCTTTGCATTGAAATTCGGATATTCGATAGAAACAAAAAATTCGAACGCCTCCCCCATTCGGAAAGTGTTCGGATTATTCGTATGTGGTACGGATGTTCATAACCAACCTAAAATCCATATTGAAAATCCGGCTGAAAACTCACATATTTCTCCGTACATTTGCCGATTTGCTTCCTCTTTGCTATGATAATATCACAAGATTTTAAGGAGGCTGTTTTTATGGAAAAGTACATTACTGACGAACGCACGGGACTGAAATATGAGTTGGTCGGTGACTATTACATTATCGCCGGAGACGATGAGACGGAGGAAGAACAGAAGCCAATCGGGATATGGGGACAGCGACATCTTCGCTATCTGAAAAATTACCGCAAAGTGCTTTACACAAACTTGCTGACAAGCGGCAAATTGAACATCTATCTTGCGGATATTGATAGACAGGCTGAGGAAATGTTTGAACGGCTTACAAGGCAGAGGGCGATAGCAGAGGGAGTTACCGAGCAGTTGAAGGCTGATAACCAAATGGCGCGGGTAGGCAGAATGAACAATATACGAAATCGGGCAGCCGAAGCAGTGAACACTGAAATTCTATATACATAAAATTCAAGCCGCAGCGGAATGATGATATAATCCGTTGCGGCTTGTGGTTTTTATTCAGTTGCTTTCGCTTGTCTCGGCGGTGGGCGGCTCGGTCGAAGCTGCCGTTGTGTTCTCCGGGGTTGCGGTTTCCGGCGCAGGAGTCGGCTCTGTGTCGGTAGGTTCTGGCTGTGTCGGAGTTGCGGTGGTTGCCGAGGGTTCAGGTGCTGTGGTTTCGCTTTCTGCCGGAGCGCTGCTCGGCGTTGTAGGAGCTGTCGGTGCGGTTGCCGAGGGTTCAGGTGCTGTGGCTTCGGTATTTGCCGGAGCACTGCTCGGCGTTGTAGGAGCTGTCGGTACAGTCGGCTCGGCTGACGGCTCAGTGGTCACGCCGTTATCGGGCGCTTGGGGGTTGTTTTGCTGTGAGCCGATGGCGGTGATAACATCGCCTTTATGAAGCGTGGCAGTGTGGGAGTAAGTTCCCCATTTGGGAGTGAGTGTGATAGTTGTACCTGCGGCTGCGTTTACGGTAAAAGTGAAGCCGGAGGTATCATTTGTAGAAATCTGCTCGGTGCAGTAGGTTTCGTTACCGACCTTTATACTGCAATAACCTTTTGCGCCTGCCGTTCCGGTGGCTTTCAGTGTTATCACAGTGGTATCGCTTGTCAGCGTATATGCTGTTCCGGGTTCGGCAAGTTCGGTTGGAGCTGTGTCGTCACCAACCTGATACAGCAGCTTGTAGGACGAGCTTTGAATTGCCGTTGTGCCCGTGGCGGTGCTTGAGGTAAACCACGCCCAGCTTACACCGCAAAGGCAGACAGCACAGATGCAGATGGCAAGCATTGAGGGGGCAAGGATATACGCAAGACCGTCCGAGCGTTTCTCTTTTGACGCATGCTTTGCTTTGCGGAAAAATATGGGATACACCTTTCTTACATTGCGCTCGGTTATAAACGGTATAAGGCAAAGATAAAGGCAGCGGAGTTCCCTGCGCCAATTACAGTATTCCTTATAGTCGTCAGCTCGGCACATCTTTATAAGAAAATACCTTTTTCTCCTCCCGAAATCGTTAACAAACCGCGTAAGCTTTAATGCAATCAACAGAGAGGCAGATACGATCAGAACGATCAAGAATATCAAAGTGCCGCTATTGTTGTCCATGATGAGGTATCTCCTTTCGATGGGATTTTTGCAGGCAATCAAAAGGCACAAGCACAACTTATGCCCTTTGATTGCCCCTCCGCCCGAAGGCGGAGAGGACTTGGAAATCAGAATTTATTCGGGAACAACATTGTACCAGTCGCCGTTCTGAACGACCTTGTAGCCGTCAGCAATGAAGATTTCACCTTCGCCGGCAGTGACATTGGACGGGTCAAACTTGTAGAACGAGCCGCCCTTGACGGTGATAGTGGCAGGGTCGCTGTCATTGCAGTTCAGCGTCCAAGCTGGGCTGACGCACTTGAAGGTGCCTCCCTCGATGGTGATCTTCGCACTACCATCTGCATAAATCAGGGACAGATTGGAACCCGCAGGAGCTTGGTTTGCAAATTCGCCGCCCTTGATGGTGATCTTGGATCTCCCGGAGGCGTAGACGGCCATAGCATAGTCACTGACATAGGTGCCGTAAACCGTTGTAGCATCTACGGTAATCTTTGCAGTACCCGTTCCGTGAATTGCACCGGATGTGCCGTTTGCCTGAATGTTGCCGGTCACTGTATGTTCGCCGTCAGTATATTCCACACGCTTGAGAACGGTAGCCGCATTTGCATCGTAATCGGTGCCGAAGCTGTCGCTTTCCACAGTCGCCTGCGTAGCGCGCACCTCAATGCCGAGACCGGAAACAGAGGAAGGTCTGAGTCTTGAAGCGTTGGCTTCGTTGCCGACCGAGGTGGGCATGTAGATCGCCATAGCGAAGGGCTTGGACGATTCTCCGGCCTTCAGCGTGATCCAGCCGTCAGTAAGCATAACATCCTTCGCCAAAGTCTTTTCCGTGGCGGCAATGGCAGACCAAACAGCTTCGCGGTTTGCGAACTTGGTCTCGGTCTCGGCAGTGCCGATCTTCAGATAATTATCCACACGGTACCAATCGCCGTTAACATTTTTGCCCCTGTTGGAGGTGTAGTTTTTGGAGAAGCCGGCTTCATATTTCAGAGCCAGATTGCCGGCGTTCACAACCTTCAGATAGACGACCTGCGTGTAACCCGGCTCCCAAAGAGCATTGTCGTTAAAGAGCTTGGTCTGATCGGTGGCTTCTTTCCATGTCACCATGTCCGTGCTGTACATGAGCTTGACATCCAGATTTCCCGCCTGGATCTTGTTTACCGCAGTAGATGCGGTGTCGGTGAACCACGCAAAGGTGGTGCCGATGAGCATTGCCGCGCACATAAGGATCGCCAGCGCGCTGGTAATCAATGCCCGCTTGGTAGATTTGCTTGTCATTGCTGTTTTTCCTCCTTATTCTGAATTTTTCAATGACAATATGTAAATACCGGTTTTACGGTGATTGCCCCTCCGCCGCGATGGGCGGAGGGGACTTGAAAATCAAGCAAGTCTATTACTTGGAAACGACATACCACTCGCCACTCTGTGTGGTTAAGCAGCCCTCGCCGAGAACGATTTTGCCCGTTTTAGCGTTAACGGGGTCAACTGTCGTAACACCGGGATTGTAATTCTTAAAAGAGCCGCCATTGACTGTAATCGTGCAGCCTGCAGACGCGTTATCCTGATGATTTAAAACAAAATAAGTGCCGTTAGACGGAGTTGCCGTTTCAAACTTACCGCCGTTAATTGTTACGGTAGCCTTTGAGCCTGAGGACATACTTGTATATACAAAGATACATGACGTACCCTCACTTGTACCGTAAAAATGACCGCCGTTGATGATGAGCTTGCCGTAGTTTCCTGCACGAACTGCGCTGGTCACCTTGTTGGAATAGGTCTTATCCGAGCCGATAACCGCACCGGTCTGTGCTTCGCTGCTGTCGTTTATAGTGAGGCTTCCTCTTTTACCGCCGATGTATAATACGCTGCCGTTATTGGGCTTAACACCCTCTGCGTATTCCAGTTTAACGGTATGGCCGTTCAAATCAAAGACGAACTTTTTGCCTGACATATAAATCTCGTCGGGAACGGTAATATCATTTACCAATTTCAAATATGCACCTTTTTTAAGCTTTTCGATTTGCATAGCCTGTTCGGCATTGGCAATCAAATAAGGATTTGCCTCTGTTCCGTTGCCGCCGTTAAAGGCGCTATCGGAAACAATCGCGGTAAAGTGAGAGAAATCATCGGTGGTAAAGGTCACATAGCCGGTAGTGCCATCATAGCAATACCGGTCATTTGCGGTCAGGCTGTTGACATCAGCGACCTTCGTAAGTGCCATTTCGTTATGATAGAAGCCAACAACATTCAGGTTCTTTCCAATAGTAATAGACACGGTAAAGAATTTGCCGTTCTTTGCATTAACCTTGTTGCCGTTTTGATCGATCAGCTTGACCTCGGCAGTCAGTGCCTTGGTGCCGGCCACAACAGTAATGTAAGAAGGTGTTTCAGCCTTGTTCTTGATTAGGGTAAGCTTACTTTCAGTCGTACTGCCTGCAGGGATCGTCGCCTGAATAGTAGGCTCAATCTCTCTATCCTTTACCACAGTATCGCCATCCGCAGCGACCGTTACAGTCGTTGCTACATTGTCGTACCATGTATCAAACTGGGGCGTACCATCTGCGTCCTTATCATACTGATTGTCAAAGCTGTCGTTCTCCACGGTGTCCTGCGTGGCGTAGACATTGATACTGATACCATCAATGGATTCATTCTGATACTCGTTTCCGGCGTTCTTGTCCATCGTACCGGAAATAGTGAAGATATCAAAATCAACAGTATCATTATTCTTAGCAGCCAAACTATGCTCGCTGCCCATAATAAAATCGGCACCGTCCAGTTTCATTGTCCAGTTGATAACTTTGTTCAGCTTTGCGCTGCCCTGAAATCCGGAAACGACGACCTTATATTTCAGCGCCAGATTGCCGTTGTTGACAATTCTCAGCTCGGGCAGGGCGTAGGTGCAGCCAGGCTCCCACAGGATTTGAGTCTCCTCGGCGGGAATCTTGCTGTTTACGAGGAACGAAAGCGTTTTGCCTTCGGCAGTGACCCATTTGCCGTCATTGTCCTTCATTTGCAATTCAATGTCCAGATTACCCGCCTGAATCTTGTTGACGCCGGTGGATGCGGTGTCGGTGAACCACGCAAAGGTGGTGCCGATGAGCATTGCAGCACACATAAGAATCGCCAGCGCGCTGGTAATCAATGCCCGCTTGGTAGATTTGTTTGTCATTGCTGTTTTTCCTCCTTATTCTGTATTTTTCAATGACAATATGTAAACACCGGTTTTACAGTGATTGCACCAAAGCAATCAAAAGGCACAAACATAACTTATGCCCTTTGATTGCCCCTCCGCCGCGACGGGCGGAGAGGGCTTGATAAATCAGCGGATAGCCGTAAGATTTGTCGCTTCCGCAACAGTTGCACCTTTCTTCATACACTTGGTTGTATCCGTGCTGTTGAACTTGTTGCCGGAAGAGGTGATCTTCGTATTGACATCAAACCCGGTAACACCGGAGTAGCCGATATACGGTGCCTTGATGTCATTGTTGCTGATCGTGTAGGTCACGTCGCTGTTTTGTGCAGCATTATGGAACCAGAATGCGTTACCGGCATTGACATCCACCTTGTTTCCGGTCACAACGAAGGACTTGCCGTCCGTCAGCTGAATAGCACCACGATCCGGCTCGCTGACGGTGCTGCGGATAGTGTTATTGGTTATAACAAAATCAGCGGTGGCGCGCTCAAGGTTGATGCCGCGGGTATAGTTGTTGAACACGTTGTTGTCCAGCGTAATCGTACCGCCCTTACCCTGCGACATGAATGCATACTGCGTGTCGGCGGGAGCGTTGAATGTGCAGTTCTTGATGGTCATGTTCACATCGAAGTTCTGGTAGCTGTACAGATTGCCATTAAAGGTGCAGCCGTCGAACTCATAGGTGGTCGGATGCAGGGTGCACTGATAGGTAGCGGAGGGCATATACTTGATGCCGTTGAAGGTGATGTTCTTGCACTTGAGGGCGGTGTTGACACTTTCCTCAACATTCCACCAGTTGTAAGGCAGAGCAAATGTGCCGTTGACTGCGGTAAGGTCGAGAGCTGCGCTGCTGTTGCCGCCGACAATGTTGATCTCCGTGATGTGGCGGTTCTCGCCAAAGCGGTTGGCTGCACGCCCGAAGGAGAACATACGGTTATCGGTCACTTTCTGATTGCCGTAGATCGTCCACGTGATCTTACCGCCATCAGTGAAGAACGCATTGAAGGCCTCTTCGCTCAGCGGCTGCTCAACAAGGCCGCTGTTTGCAACCAGCATAGCCTTGACAGCTTCATACGCGTCCTGAATCGTGTCATAAGATTCGGCTACGCCGGCGATGCCGCTGATGGTCACGCCCTGACGGAACTCATCCTCTTTGGCACCCGCATCGTAAGTATTGTTGAAGCTGTCGCTCTCCACAGTGTCCTGTGTGGCGTAGACAGTGATGGTGATGCCATTCAGCGTCAGACCCTGATAGTCATTGCCGGCAGTGGTCTTCATCACGCCCTTGATGTAATACACATCGCTCTTAGCGCCTGCCGTCAGATTGCCGGTGAACTCGTTAAGCGGAGTTTCTGTCTGGCTCTCACCAGTACCCTTCACCAGATAGAAGTCAATAACATCCAACAGATCGAAATTACCCTCATTGGCGGCGGTAGTGCCCGTGTTGACCTGTGCTTTCCATGTCAAAGCCAGATTGCCCTTGTTGGCAATTCTAAAGCCCTCGGTCAGATAGCGGCAGCCCGGCTCCCAAAGAATCTCTGCGCCAGCTTCCGCATCCGTCGTAGCAGCTTTGGTGAAGTTCAGCCTCTCAATATGAGAATCGCTGTCCGCGCCGATAATATCCACTTTCAGATTGCCGGACACAATCTTATTGACCCCGGTGGATGCGGTGTCGGTGAACCACGCAAAGGTGGTGCCGATGAGCATTGCAGCACACATAAGGATGGCAAGTGCGCTGGAAATCAATGCCTGCTTGGTAGATTTACTTGTCATTGCTGTTTTTCCTCCTTATTCTGTATTTTTCAATGACAATATGTAAACACCGGTTTTACAGTGATTGCACCAAAGCAATCAAAAGGCACAAACATAACTTATGCCCTTTGATTGCCCCTCCGCCGCGATAGGCGGAGAGAACTTGAAAATCAGGACTTACTGGGGAACGACGGTGTACCACACTTCGCCATTGGTTTTGTTTTCAGAAACAACCTTGTAGCCGTCCGCAACAAAGTTGGTATGCTCACCCTCAGCCTGGCAATCCGCCGGGTTGAAGTTCACAAAGGTGCCGCCCATAACAATTATTTTTGCGGTGCCGTTCTTGTAGGCAGAGTCAATGCAGTTCAGCAGGAAGTTGTAACCGTAAGGCTCGCCGAACGCTTCGACAGCAAAATGACCTCCGGTGATGGTGAGGGTACCCTCTTGAACCTGTACCGCAGTACCGCCGCCGTAATAGCTGCCGCCTGTGATGGTCAGATTTGCACCTTTACGCACATTGAGTGCATATCCGCCGTTCACACCGGTATCAATTCCGCCATTTTTGCCTGCATTGATAGTGGTATCTGCATCAACAATCAGAGCGCAGAAGTTGGTATTATTGTTACCCATATCATCGGGAGAGATAATCTTAGCATCCAAATTCAGTGTAGTGGGTTTGCTGATAGTAACGCGGTCTGCTTCATTGTCGCCGATATTATCGGTTTTGATATCCTTATTGACAGAAACGATACCGCCATTAGCCAAAGCCTCTTTCATCTCTGCAGCAGAAGCAACAGGATAGGTTGCATCCTTATCGTACTGATCGTCGATGCTGTCATTTTCGTATGTATGCTGCTTGGCAACAACGGTTATGGAAATACCCTCGACGGAAAGGCCCTGATATTCGTTGCCCGCCGCTTCCTTCATGTGGGCTTCGAGATCAAACTTTAAGTTTTGGCCGGGATTTACGATAACGGATATGTCCTTATCGGGGTGGGTGAGCATGCCGTTGAAGCTGCTCATCTTCCAGTCTATCACGTCGCGGAGATCGACATCGCTTTCGCCGCTTGCCTTAAATCCGGAAACATAAACATAAGCCTGAAGCGACAGATTGCCGTTGTTGCGGATGCGCAGCTCGGGAACGCGGTAAGTGCAGCCCGGCTCCCAAAGGATCTCGGTGCCTTCGGCCGGAATTTCGCCTGCCACAAGGAAGGGAAGCGTTTTTCCGTTTGCATCGACCCATTCGCCGCCGATATTCATTTCGAGCACGACATCCAATTTGCCGGACACAATCTTATTGACCCCGGTGGATGCGGTGTCGGTGAACCACGCAAAGGTGGTGCCGATGAGCATTGCGGCACACATAAGGATGGCAAGTGCGCTGGAAATCAATGCCCGCTTGGTAGATTTGTTTGTCATTGCTGTTTTACCTCCTTATTTAATATTTTCAATGGCAATATGTAAACACGGTTTTCCCATGGTTACACCGTAGTAGTGTCGGACGGTGTTTCGTCCGTTTTCAGCGTTTCGTCCGGTTTCGGTGTTTCGCCGCCGTTTTGCGCCATCTGCGCTTTCATTTGCAGCAGCTCCTGCATCATACGCTGTGTTTCGGCACGTTCGGCTTCGATCTTGTCCCTCTCGGCTTGCAGCTCCGCCTGCTGTTCTGCCTTATATTTGCGGAACAGACTGATACAGCGGATGCCCTCAATTAAAATCAACGCCACGAAAGGCACGAGGATGCAGACGATATATCCGGGAGTGCTTTTAAGAAACTGGAAAAATGCACCCACCTTCGGGATACGGCCTTGATATTTACCAAGTACATACGGATAAGTTACAATTGTTTCATCGTCGGTATCCGTCATCGTACCGTAGGTAACAAAGCCCGGTTCGCCGTTTGCGTCGGTGGTGAGCTTGCGGATTTTATGGGTTACGGTTTCGCCGTAGTTGGAGGTATTCTGCGAGGTATAGGCGATGATGTCGCCCTCTTTGAGAGTGGAGGGGTCGACCTCTTTCACGAGTACCAAGTCGCCTGCGCTGAAGTCGGTCTTGCTCATGGAGTCGGACAGGACGATAAACGCCTTATAGCCGAACAGATTGCGGTCGGCACGGTCAAAGGTGGATACCGAAATAACGGTGAATATCATCATAAAAACGGCGAGAGCCACCATCAGCCACACAAATATACTTCGGATTATTTTTAACGCTTTCATTTGCTTGCTCCTTACGACTTCATTCCCGACTCCGCCGGATCAGCCCGTTCATTTCACCGAGGAAAACGATGGTTTCATCCTCGAATTTATGGGTATATAATTTCCGCATGCCATTTGTTGCAAAGCAGCCCGCTGCTTTGGATATAATATTTTCGGTTGGAACTCGGCGTATCCTTCGGGATGCCGGTATCGCTTCCGCAACAAGCGCATTTGTCGGTTTCTGTGTTGGGTGTTTGTATTGCTTGGTTCTTTCCTTTTTACCCGAACAGCTTATTGGGGTTGTTTTTCGTTTGCGTTGCTTCGGCGCACATCGTAAAGGTGAGGTCGAGTTTTTGGGTGTCATTGCCGCTGCTTTCAGGATAATGGAACACTGCGGTTAAATTGCGGCGCTGCCCGATTTTAAGGGTATCATCGGCGGCGGCGACATTCTGCTTTGTCAGTTCGTTTGCCGTGCCGGAGTATAAAACCTTATCGCCGTCTTTTATCGTAACGGTCAGCACATCGGCAAGACCGCCTGATACATTATCAAGATATATGCGGTAATACACATCCCAAGTGCTGTCGTTTTCAACGAAGAAGTCCTTTACGACCGTCATTCCCGGTTCGAAGATAAATTCGTGTTCCTGAATGACGGGCTTTCCGTCGTTGAGGTTGATTTTGACCTCGCCCGTGTGGAAGCGGTTATTTTCAACGGAAACGGAAGCATATACAAGGGCAAAGGTGGTTATGCAAAGGCAAACGGCAAGGATGATAATGGCGATAATGCCGCCCGTCAGCCTTTTAGCGGTTTTGGTTTCAGACATTTTTCTTATCCTCCTTACGCCTACGGGTTATAAGCAAAAGGATTATCATGCTGCCGGAGCAAACGGCAAGCATCGCCCACAGCACAATGCTTGAGGTGTCGCCTGTTATCGTGGGATCGTCAAGATTTCCCGTTTCCTCGACCCACCATTTGAAGTCGGCAATCAAGTCCTTATTCTGATAGTCATTGCCTACGCTTGTATCTAAATAAGCCGTGATTTCATAGTACAGCTCGTCGGTGGTGGATTTCTTGGACGCCAATTTGTGCGTCAGACTTTCAGGCATATCCCGCATTAAACCGTCGTACATTGTTTCGCCCGTTGAGAGCAGCTTGACCCGTACTTTCAGCACCTCGGCTAATTTCTCATAACCGGGACGGACGGTGGCTTTGTAATGCACGGTGATTTTATCGTGATAGGACACCCGTACACGGAAGTATTTTGTGTTGGCATCGCCGGGGAACATGTTGCCCACTGCAAACGCCGTGTTTTCCTCCGGCTGCTTGTTATACAGTTCTATGGTCGCTGCTTTCTTTACTTCGGCGGTCGTGTTTTGCGTGGGAGTCACGGCGGAGAAAGAAGCATCGGCGGAGCTGCGCGGCGCTTGCGTATCGGAGCGGTTCGGTGCTTGGCTGTTGCTCTCGCTGCTGTCCGGTGCTTGGCTTTCGCTGTTATCGGGATTGCTCGTATCCTCGTCCGGGGTAATCAGATTATCCGGCACGGTCACGGTGGCAGAGGCGGTGTTCGCTATTTTGTTGTATATGAGCGTGCCGCCGAGGGCTAAAAGGCTAAGTCCGAGCAGGCAGGCAAGAACGATGATAATACTTTTGATTTTCTTTTTCTGTTCCACTTAGGCTCACTCCTTTACTTAAAAATTTGCTAAATGTTCTGCTGTATGAAGCGGTCGGCGGTTATTTGCCGTCTGCTTTGTTTTTCATCGCCGCTATTTTGTCCGAACACGGAGAACACCGGCTGAAAAACCATATGATACACGGTGTTTACATTGACCTCATCGTTTGGATAAACACCCCTAAGTACCTTGGCAGCCATTGCCACCGTGTTGTCAAGGAGATTCCAAACCAGTATCTCTAGATTGCACCTTTCAGAAAACGGGGACAACCCATTGACCGATTGCACAAGCTCCCAAAACGCTTTTCCGTTCTGCATACGCAGCTGAACAACTGCCGGTGTGTAATATTCCGAATTGCAGAAGTGCCAGTAAAAAAGGGTGCGGTCATAATCGGCAGTCAAGTAGTTCCAGTACGGCAGCCACAGCAGCCAGCAGAGATTATCTAAACTCTGTAAATCCTTTACTCCGGCGGATAAGCTTTTCGGTGCATTGGCAATTTTGCAGGCAATTTCATTGTCGATGGACAGGAAGCAGGCGGTGAGCAAAGCTTCTTTGTTCCTGTAATGCTCATACACCGTCGGTGCGTTGATTCCTGTTTCCGCCGCCAACTTTGGGTAGCTGAAATTCTGCATACCTCCGACAGCAACAAGATGCTGCGTCGCTTTGAGAATAATGGATTTTAACTGTTCCGGGGTTCTCTGCGAAGGCATACTGCGCTTCCTTTCGTCATTCTTTTGCCATAACTTAAAGCCTTTTATGAAACATCGCAAAATATATTTCCCGTCACTGCGGGAAATATAAAATTACAATTTCTTTCGTAGAGTTTGGCACTCTGTGAGGGCTATCCACCCAACCATCAAAAGTATTATAGCGCCGTTCTGCGAAAACACAAGTGATTTCGATTAATTTCTGCCATTTTTCAAGAAAATTTCGGATTTTTGATTGTCGAAAAGCGTCACGCCATAAGCGAACACTATTTTCCCGACAGGAATGGACAGTCCGCTGCGCAGTCAGAAAACGGTTAATTCTACTTGCTAAAATATATGGTGTCCGATCGGACAATAAAAATGGGAGGCTTCAAACGATGAAGAAGGGTGAAAACATTTTCAAGAGAAAAGACGGACGGTGGGAGGCTCGGTATATCAAGGGCTATGAACTGTCCGGCAAAATCAAGTACGGATTTTGCTACGGTAAAACCTACAAGGAGGCAAAAGAAAAAGTTACAAAACACAAGGCGGCTTTGCTTGCAGAAAAACCGACACCGCAGACCGGCAAACGACATCGCTTTGCTTTTTACTGTGACGAATGGTTGCGCTTGCGAAAAAGCAAAATACCACACCAACACCATCAACACGGATATTCACTATTTTGTGTGCGCCAACAACGAGGTGGACTACCGTGGAAGCTACCCCGGACGGCACTATGTGCGGGCGGACGCCATTGAGCAGGTGGTGATGCTGGAGCTGCGAAGGATGGCAGAATATCTGAGCGACGATGAAGATGCCTTTGCCGAGCTGCTGGCCAGAAAGACCGACAAGGAGCTGTTGAAGGAGCAGAAGCGCTGTGAGGAGGAGCTGCAAAAGGCAATGGCCCGAAACGATACCGTTTCCCGGCTCTATGAAAAGCTCTATGAGGACAATGCAATCGGAAAGGTCAGCGATGAGTGGTTTATGCAGTTGTCTCATAAGTATGAGGCGGAGCGAATGGAGCTGAAAAGTAAGATCACCGCCCTTCGCAAGAAGCTGTCCGAATCCGGAAAGCAGCAACAGCAGCGGGAGAGCTTCATCCTCGCTATGCGGCGGTTTATGCAAATGGACTACCTGACAGCGCCGCTGCGGCACTTGCGGCATCGCCCGCTTCGGAAACCGCAGACTTTACAGCTCACGACGGCGGCGCGGCGGCAATCAGCGCTTTGCAATGCCGCCCTTGCCTTTATCCTTTATGAGGCCTGCCGGGAATTCCGGAAAGGCAAAGGGAGCGAAAAGGCGTTTCAAAAGGTTCCGAAAAGCAGGCAGAGACTGAAGTCGGGAAGGCTTCAGTCTTTGCTTGTATACCGAAAACCCCGCCATAGTGGCGGGGTTCAAAAAAGGTTAACCGATGAACAAGA